ATGAGAGTATACGATTTAATTGATGAAGAACAATTTGAAAAGATGAAAGATGATTATGATTTAAAAGAGCTGCAGATGAACCTAGGTGACGAGTTCAAGTATATGATTTTTCTGATCAGCAAAGAAGTCCAGGAGAGAAACCCTTTAACCTTCTTAAAAGAAATGAATGATATCGAACTTTTCGATGAATTAAATGAAGATGACAAATTTTATTTTTGCGTGGTGAATAACTTTGAAAGCCCACAATTTAAACGATAACCACCCTACCGTTCCAGAACACTTAATAGAAGAAACTGATTACAGAAAAATACCTTCACAATATCTCGAAAGAAACATACCTAAAGGTCGTGGCATGATTAAATGGGCACCATTCGCAACTATGCCACAACAGTATGACGACATAAAACGTCAGATACAATCACAAGACTATTTTTATATGCCTGCATTAAGCGATGAACAAATTATTGAAATCAACGTTAAGTTACATCACTATTCATGTATGCCTTCGTCGTGTACTATAATCTATCACAATAATCATCAATTACATGAAATTGATTGCGTAATTGAAAAAATAGATGAATTCAATCAAGAAGTGCAAGTTAGAACATGTTATAATCATGAGAAACTTTTGCTTAAGTTTAAATTTATTGTAGAAGTAAGATGATAAATACAAGAATATTATATTAATATGATTCAAAAAGCACCCTACAATTAAGTAGGGTGCTTTTAAATACATAAAAAAAGACTGCAAATGTAGTCATAACTAAATATAAATGAGTGTTTATATTAGGCTGAGAATATACCTGATATGCAGCGACCTTTAGAAACCGTATATTTTAGTTTCTTTTCCACATTGTTCCCAATGTATTCGCCATGCCCGACTACTTACGGTAGCCAATCGTTACGTCAAACACTACTCGATAGCTTTTGGTTAAATAAAAGGTAGCAAGCCTCTCATCTGCACTACTCACATATCAAACATTACCACTTTTGCGAAATGATAATGCACTTCATTCCTTACGGTGAAGTATTAGGACACTTTCGTATTCTGACGGGGGAAGGCTTTCGCTTCTTATTAGAGTGTAAGTTATACATAGTTTTGTATATGATCTATTCCCAATTGTTTTGACCAGAGAAGTGCTTCCCCAGAAGTTCCGTTACCTTTTGAGTAACAGAATGCTTCACTCCTCTATGACTTTCCTTATCATCGTACTCGCCATTCTTACAACCTTAACTGTACGTCACCACAGTAGTTGCTCGTGATAATCGCCCTCACTTGATAGGTTCAGACTATATTATCTTCATACCACCACTCAATGTTTAACGTTGGTACACCAATCGTACTTTGACAATCTTCCGATTACCTTAGCATTTGCCATTGGATAAAGATGTGCCTGTTTCACATTGATACTGCCACCAAGATGGCAGTCATTTAAAAGTGATACGTGTGCATAGATTAGACATTTCTGCCCGACCGTTTGTCAAACTGCGCCTTTCACTACATCACTGTAGCTTATCTGCTATGCCAATAATAATATAATACCATACCCACGTATAGTATTCAACTGATATATTCGTCTATATAACCGAATTTTAAAATATTCGGCTATTTACCCGAAAAAAAGAGCTACCTTATCTAGGTAAGCTCTTTTTTGTATAAGAATATAGCTGTTCAGCAACCTTTAAACTTAAATTTTCTATCTTTTTATGTCGCTTATCATCAGTTTTTCTTCTTAAATCATCTAGAGTACTTCTAGAAACTCCTGTCATTTTGAACACTTCGTAAGATGTAACTTCACTGTCTATTAACCTTTGTATTTCATTATGAATATTTTTAAAAGTTCTGTTCATCATTCCCAACCTTTCGAAAATTCTTTATCTTTAAATAGTGCTGCAAGACCACTGATCTGTTTTAATCTAAGTAATTCATCTGCATCCATTCCGATGTTTTTTAATATCCACTGATTTGACATTCCCGCTTCTACTAATTCGCCTACAATATTCGTCATTAACTCTATACTATGACTACCTCTTGCTCTGTTGTGTCTGATTGTAGAAGCCATTCTGTCTGAAATAGGCTTATCAATTACTGAGACCGGCAACATACCATTCTCACGTTCATAAATATCTTTATGATTCAACATAGTTGTATATCTATGGAAACCATCTACTATTTCATACTTATCTTCTTCAGGAAGATAATATGCTACGATTGGCATAGTATAACCATCTTGTTTTATAGATTGGTATAACAGTTTCATTTCAGGCGGCGCTACGCTATTTGGATTGTAACTATTCGCTTGTATTTTCTCGATTGGTACTGCAATGACATTATATACAGGTGATTTATAAGATGTTTTCGTATTTTTCAACTGCTTCACGTCTCCTTTTTGTTTCTGCTTTTGTTTGACTAAAGCCCATGTATTTACAAAGATGGTCATTCTTCATAATGCATATGCACATTCTTTTATATGTTGGTACTAATTTGAAGTTTGTTACGTCTAAATCATCAGGGTATTCTTTGAATGTAACTGGTTTCTTAGTAGTTTTGTAATTTGTTTTTTCTCCAACTTCAAAGTCAATATCAAGTTGCTTTAATTCATTAATTGTCTCATCATCAAGTACTCCGCCTTTTTCTCTCCAAAACTTTATTGATGTTTCTAATTTATTAAGATAGTTCTGTCTAACCTCTTCAGGTAAGGTATCTAATAAAAAGTACATATAACTTTTCCATGTATGTCCCTCTGGTAGTTTAATTGACTTCCATCCCATAGCGGTTGTACCGCCATAAATACCTGAAAAATTAACTCCTTTAACACGTCCTACCATCTTAGCCCAATTATTTGGATCAATTACTTTGTACAACTTTAATGTACTGATTGCTGCATCGTTAAACGGACTTGCAACACGCATTTCATCAACTTTTAAACCCGCTTGATAATATAAATCGTATAGCTTGTTATAGGAATATCCAAACTTAGCATTACACACCCAAATATCCTCTGTATTCCAATCATAAATAGGATATGTCTTAAATGTATTCCCTTCTTTTACAATCCAGGTTTTTTCGTTTTCTAGTTTATGGTTACCTTTAATTGCTCTCCAACGATTTAATGATTCTGTAGTACGAATACCAATTAAAGTCGCTACTCTTCTTCCTTTTGAATACCAATCTGTGAAACGTTTCTGAATATCGTAATCCCACTCACCTTTATTAAATTTGAAAGGAACATTATATTCATTAACTACAAAATCGTATTCAGGCATTTCACGTACCCAAATATCTTTTTCGCCTTCATTCCAGGGTATCCAACCATATTCAAAGTTAGATACTGCTGATTGAGCTTTGATAGGTAAACATAACCAAAAGCGTTCTATATCATCTAAGCGCTCAAATGTTTCAGTAACATAATCAGTAGTCATCTGATACTGCGCTTCATAGTCTAAATGATATACAGCTAGTTTATGCAGCATATTATGTTTCTTCGCATAATCATAAGCTAAATTCAATGTAACGCCACTATCTTTACCACCAGAGAAAGCAACAAGCACTTTATCGAAGTTGTTAAATATATAATTTAATCGTTTTTGTGTCGCGTCATATACATTAACATCTAGATATTTTTTCATCAGACTACCTCCTTAATCTTTTCTAAATCTCTGACTATCAGATCGTGTAAATCCTGTTTATTAGTTAAGTTATCGAATATCATGTTATAGATACCTAAATCAGATTTAAAGTATTTATAATAAATTGTTCGTTCTTGTCCTAATCTTTTGATTCTGTATGTTGCCTGGTCCACTTTTGCATAATCAAATTGAATGCTAGCGAATGTGATACGATTACAGAATTGAAGATTGTGTCCGAAAGCACCAACACCATAAGTCATAATTAATGGTTTATTGTCATACTTAAATTTTTCTAGTATTTTAGTTCGTTCGTTCAAAGGCACATCTCCTGTAATCACATAACAATCACAGTTACTCGAAATGTAATCGACCTCTTTGAGATAGCTGCAATAAACGATTTGTTGTCCTTTCAGGTATTTTGCGATGTTGATACACCGTTCTTTATCAGTAAACATTAAGTGTTGCATTCTTACTAGTCGTTCAAGAATGTCATCGTATCCATTTAAAATAGATTCTAAGAATTGGTCTTTTTGACTTTGATATTCTTCTAATACATCATCACTCGATTGTATAACTTCATACTCGACTACTTCATCAATATCAAGTTCTAAGTCTACCTCATAGACATAAGGCTCAATTAATCTTTTCAGATACTCTATGTTAACTTCTGATAACTTATAAAATTCACGTGGAGATTTACCGCGTTTTTTATACATTATCTTTTTGAAGAACGTCTGTAGGAATTCAGATTCGCTCATATTAATAATTTTATCTGATAGGAATTTCATCTGATAATAAATATCCCATTCGTTTTTAGTGATAGGAGTACCGTTTAATATCAATCGATATTCAGACATATCTCGTAATCTTAATATACGCTCATAGCGTTTTGACTCAGCATTCTTGATGAACACTGTTTCATCTGCTATGATCATCAGCTTATGACTTTTAATGTCCCCTAATAGCTTTAAGTAACGATTATCAGACTGACTTATCCCTTCGTAAGTCTCGATAATATAAGGCATATCAAACGACCAAGTATTGATTTGCTCAATAATATTATGTTTCAATTGATTCGGGACCAGGAATAATACAAGTGAACTATCTGTAGATTTGGCGATTTCTAAAGCTGTTCTCGTCTTTCCTGTCCCCTGTTTCATAAATAAAGCGCCCACCTTTAAATGAGCGAACTTTTCAATAGCAATCTGTTGCTGTTTCGTTAGCGTTTTAATGATTCGTCTACCTCCACACTATCGTTTATCTTTGCAGGTTCAACTACTTCAAGATAGCTTTCATCATCGTATTCGCTTTCAATTTGTTTCTCAAAAATTTCAAGCATTGTTTCAGCGCTTGCTGTCTTTTTGTAATCAGAATGTTTACTCTGACTAATTATTTTAAATTCCCATTCATCAGTAAATGAAAATTCGAACCAATGTCCCTTACCCTCATAACATTCTCTAACTAGTTTTGATGGGTGCCATATAGCCTTACCTTTATATGAAGAAGAATTAGGCAACTTGATCAAAGTCGCCTTATCAGTTTCGTAAGCGATTTGTGACTTATTAATTTTTATATTGTTCCACATCGATATATTCACTTCTTTCTATCATCTTATCTTTATTAATTGCTAAATAATTTGTAAAGCCGTCTTCTAATTTAGTCATTTTATAACCTAAATTATTAGTTTTATAATTATCTTCCAATTTTTTATAGAATGGTTTATGATGTTCAACATTATTTAGGCTATCAATTTTATCTTCAAATATAACTTCTTTCGGAACGTTAATGTACAAAGTGCCTTTTTCAACACCGAAACCTACTTCAATAATGTATACGTTATATCTACCATGATACTCACTCATGTTCCCGATTAAAACTTCAGGCTCTATTACCTTACCGTTTTCCAACCATTCAAAAACAGTTGGTTCTCTGAAATAATCAGTTTCTCCATCATACTCATTTTCTATCATTTTAGCTTGTCCTACATAACCAGTAGTATTTTTCCAATTAGTAATTGATGCATAATTACCACCATATTCATTCCAATCTTCTTCTATTTTTTCGATTGGTAATACTTCATATACACTTTCTTTTGCAGCTTTTAGATCTGCATCATCCTCTATTACTAGATAATGTTGTCCATTTGTTGCAAAATATCCATTAGTTTTAACTTCTTTACCGTTGATTTTTAATGTTGTCATTTTAATGACCTCCTGTAACTTGTTTTACTTCTTGTATATAATATAGCACGTATTCACGTGCTAGTCAACAAAAATATAAAAGGATTCAAAATTAATATAGAACCCTTTACATCAACGTTTCTAAAGTATTTTGTTATAATGTTCCATCTCAAAAAGAATACATTTTACAGTCATCTTTTCGTATGTTCTACCTTCGATTTCTTCATCTTCAGGAAATAGATAATCGATAATAGGACTGTATGCAGCGATACCTTCTACTAAAGTAGTAGTTGCGATTTGAGTTTCTCCTCGTTCAATTCTAATCATATCTTCATAATCAATGAGACCTTCTTCGATATCCGCTTTCAATTCATTGATCATTTCTTCGTAATCGTAACTTGCCTTTACCATAACATCACCTCAACTTCATTATATAAAAAAATTGAAATAAAAAAAGCCCCACACTCTAATTTGAGTGCAGGGCATGAAATGTTATCTATTTAATTGTATGCTTATGAACCCAACCGTTATTGCTAGGTGAGTATGTTCTGCACCAAATGTTGCCCTCTGCATCTTGAATTTCTTCGAAGATATAGACAGTCTCGCCTTTTTTAAGCGTTCCAATCTCTTTGTTGAATGTAAAGTTACTGAAATCACTACCTGAGCGTTGTCTCAACGATGCAGTATATTGAATTGTTCCTTTGTAGTGAGGTGTCTTTGACCATGCCTTAATACGTTTACACCCTTTAGCTTTAGCAGACGCTTTACCACCGTTCGCATAGTGCTGAATACGCTCAACGAAATATTTCTTAACACTCGCTACCGAGCGACCATGTAACTCCCAACTTCTATGTGGGCATGCAGTAGGCGATAACTCTTTGTGCAGCCAAACTGTTTTCTCATTGATAGGCATATTGTACGACTTCATCACTTCTGCAACTAGCTTGAACGTTTCTTCTTCGTTGCGTAGAAACTGCGCATCACTTGCACTCATAGACTGACATACTTCAAACCCGATTAAATTAGCATTCCCCCATTGATTGCCTGTATGCCATGCGATACGGTCTGTATACTGTGCAAGTAAGATACTACCTTCTGATACATAATAGTGTGCGAATCCATTTTCTAAAGGATGGTTCGCTAAAAATGATTTATAGCCAACTCCTGTAAGTGTCCCGGCATCATTATGAATCACTACGCCCACAGGTCTCATCGCACCCGGGTTTACATTTACTATACTTTGAACTATGTTTGTCATATTATTTTTCCTCCATATTTTCGTTATTTTTTTCGATATCTAATACATTCTTAAATTCTTGTGCCTGCTGTGCATTACGAGTGATATTGTTATTTCTCCAATAACCCCACGCAATCGATCCAATTAAGAATAAGTCACTCAACGTTTGATAGATAAATGTTTCATCACTTTTAATTAATGGCTTTCCATAATGTGCTAGAGCAGAATTGATTAGTGCAATTAATAGCACGACTAAACGTGTCAAAGCTAACTGTAGTTCTTTATTCATCTGTTTACCTCCATATAAAAAGAACACCTCATCGAGATGTTCTTAAATATTTAATTTCTTTTCAATTTTTTCTAAAGTCTTTGAAATGTGTTTGTTTTCAGTCGTTAACGTATGCAACAACTTTAAATCTTCTCCGATTTTTTTAATATCTTCTGATATTTCAGCTTTATAAGAAATGAACTCTGTTTTTAATTCTGTAATATCTTCTTTATTACTTTTCACTTCTGCTTCAATCAATACCATTCGACCTTCATGTTTCTGTTTATCACTACTCGTCTTTTGATATACGCCTAATACAGTTAAAGCTAAAGGTATAACTACAGTAATAAGCCATAACATTAAATCTCCCTGATCTAATTGCATTTTTCACTCTCCCTTATTTCATTTACAGCATTACAACGTTTCTTCTGTCGTTTCCTCTACCACTTGACCATCTTCTGTGTACTTCGTGCGTTCGATGTCTTGTTTCACATAGAATGTCTTAGTCCCATTATCGAAAATACTTGCTAACATATTTTGCATCTTACAGAACTGTTTCGCTTGTTCCTCTTCTTTAAACTTAAAAGCAGTGTTTGGTGTAGCGCCTGATACAAATCCGTTTGAGTAGTTGCGTGTTAAACAACTTTCTGACCCACTTGAATTTCTTTCTACTAAGTAAAACTCTTGAATTTTTTCTGTCATTTTGAATGACCTCCTGTTTTTTATTTATAAAAAAGAAGCTACAGATTATTCTGCAACTTCTTGATTACCGTTTTTAATTTGATGTAATTCTTCTAAAGCATCATCTAACATTGCTTGTACCATCACTTTATCTGATAATGCCATCATAAGTTGTTGTTGTAGTAATGCCACTTCTTTTTCTAAGTTACGATTTGGTTTTTTATTATTATCCATTTAACTTATCCTCCAATATTTTTAATCTGTTTTCTAAATCATTATTCTTTTCAATCTGTTCCTGTAATGCTTTTGCTAATGTCCAGATTACAGAAGTGTTGTCTATTCCGTTCTTGCTTTTTGAGAGCCAAAAATCAGGAACTTTATAGCCATCACCAATAACCGAACCTCTGGTAAGGTAGTCTAGGTCATTCTTATAATAGAATTCATAAACATCTACTTCATTAGTAAGAACTTCAGAAGCATTCACTTCCCACTTACGAATACCTGTTTTCCATTCTTCTCTAGATTTTTGCACCCATTTATTATAGGAAATCTGGTTGAAGTCACCATCATTTGCCTTAATATTAATAAATTGGTCAGTCGTTCCGGTCTTGGTGAATCTCACTTCTCCACCCGATCCCGGCCTAATATACAAATGTGATCCTGGAATTTGACCATTGAAGTCTATCCATGGCACGTAGATGCCATTCGAGCGTAGACTAGCGAATTGATCAGTAGTCCCTGTATTAGTAAGCCTTACTTCTCCACCATACGCTGGTCTAATATAAAAGTGTGACCCTGGAATATGTCCGTTGTAATCAATCCATGGTGCATAGATACCATCTGAACGAAAGTTTGCATACGAAGTGTCTCCACCATCGTTATAAGTTGCTCGAAGTTCCCCACCACGTTTCGGTCTGATATAGAAGTGAGTACCATTGATTTCATTATTCATATCAACGGTAGCGAAGTACCCTTTGTCTGCTCTGATATTTTTAAATCCACCATCATTTAAACCATCTGACATGATCCTTAACTCATTGCCATCTATACCAATATAACCATTCGCTTTTAAAGGGAATTTAATCGCTAGTGTTCTCAGTGGTCTATAAGAATAACTTCCGATTGCACCATCGCCCGGTATACCATTCATATCAACAACTCGGGCTTCCCCTGTAGGTGCTGTACCTAAATAGACATTGCTTACAGATGTCCCTACTGCTGAAGTTGTTACCAATGTTGGTGTTAAGCTGAAACGTAACGAACCACCATTATTAAAACTTTGAATACCATCTAATCCGATATCCATTCTAGCTCCATTGTCACGATTCATTGTGATTGATCCGTTCTCAATATTTACACTAGCCTGTTTGTCCTTAGCTTGTAGCGTCCTAGCTGTAATTCCGATTGCATCAAGATACTCAACTGTTGCTTTCTTACTAAATAGCTTAGGGATATAGGCATCAGTGATTGTAGTTATACCGTTTTTGATAATGACATCTCCATCGTTCATGTCAATTACCCTAGCGTTCAGCTTGATACCATTTGGACCAACAGTGAAACTTGTAATATTCCCATTCTCATCATAAGTGAACTGATGACCTGTTGAGATACTGTTGATGTATTGCGATAACGTTTGATTTAAAGTCTTACTGCTCGTATTAAACACCTGTTGAGATACTTCTTGCGATATCTTCTTACCATCTTGAATGATTTCAGTTTTCATCGTAGTAAGTTTCTGGTCTGTATTCTGTTCAATCGCTTCTATGCCACTGTTATACTCAGTAAGTGTAACCCTATCTTCTATCTGATTAGACAGCTGTTGTCTTTCACTATCAGCACTATTCAGTCTTTGTACAACATTTGCTTGGTCTGTCATATAAGTAGATTGAGAAACTTTAGTCTTTATTTCTTTATCAAGCTGTTCAATAGAACTTTTAGTGTTATTTACATCTGTTTTAATAGGTTGCAGATTTGAATTTAGTAACTGTTCTGTTTCAGTTTTACTATAGACAGTTTCAAACTTTTTATTAGTAGCTGTTAAACCACCTTCAACTGTTTCCACTTTTACTTTTACATCATTAATAGATTTATCAATATCCTCTGGTGCGATAGAATATGGTGTTGATTTCATTCCTTTTTCTAGTTTCACATAATCGAAATTGAATACTGTATTCAGTGTGTCTGATGCTAAAATTAATGCTGGATTTTTAGTAGAATCATTACTTCTGTTGAAAGTTACAGAAATTCTTTGCTGTACATTCGCTGTTAAAGATATTTGCTTGTATCCATTTTTATTACCACTATTGAAAACATACGTCGTTAAAATACAATTTTGATTCGCTTTAACATCTATCGAAATTGTATAATCAACACTATTTATTAATTGGGTACTTAGTCTAAGTGGTAATAAAGCAAAATATGCTGATAATTTTTTATCAGAATCTGAAGTTGTTTCCCAAGAGCCATTTGATAATTTTTTAGAATAAGCTGTACCAGTATTATTTGCGTTATACGGTATATTCCGACTATCTAACAATAAATTCCGATTCTCGAAACTCAATTTATCAACTTTACTATTCACTTCAGTAAACTGTCTTGTGAACTCATTCTTAGTGTCAACTATCTTAGCATCTACTGATTTACCTATCTTAGTTTCAAGTGCATTATCTTGATTATTGACGAATAGTTTTAAATCATTAACGATACTGTCTAGTTTATCTTGATTAGGTATGTCAGAAGTTAAGGTTTTAGTATCAGCGTTCCATTTTCCGTTCGGCAAAGTCTTTGCTACCGTTTCCATCGCATCAGAAAACTTTTTCTCTGTATATTGCGATTGCAAGATTTGTAATCGCTTCAATAGAGATATTTTAGCTCCTTCTTTAGCTATGACGAATGATTTAAGAGATGATCTGTAAGCATTCATCTTATTTTGAAGTCCCACTAGCTTGGTAGCATTAATCGTTCTTTCGTCAGCGCTTTCAAGTGTATCTTTTATAGTGTTACTTAGGGATTCAACATTCTGTGCCTTTAATAATAAGTCGGCTCTCACTTCATTATCGACTAAGTATTCACTATTTAAAATCTGATTAACTTCATCTAACAGATTGCTTTGATGTAACTTTAAATCTTCAAATGTTATTTTGTAATCATTTAAAACCATTACATCCCTATTAATGCCACCCGTCTGTCTTTCGATAATACCAGGTACTGTTTTATTGATAATCAGGTTTGTATTCTTTATACTCCGCTCTTTTTCAAGCTCAGCATATCCAAGTTCCCTCTCTCCAAATGAGACTTCTTTATCATAAGGTTTAAGCAAGTCTACCTTAATACTGATAATCTTTAAATCTTCATCTATATTTAATGGAGGGCATATAACACGATGTTTGTTGTAAATCTTAAACTCGTCTGGGTCTAATTTTAAGTACGATAGATCCAAAGCATCTAAAGAAAGAGAAATTCTAGCCTGCTTTTTTTCGTGCTCCTTAATCCAATCTTCTGCTGCTTTTTTTAAAGTTTCTGGTGTATGTTTATCATCAAAAGTTACAGTGCCAGTCTGAATGCCAAATAACTTAATTAATTGCGGTATATCGATATAAGGACTTCCATTGTTAACTTCAGCAATCGTTAGCTTGATTTCATCTCCATTAGCTGTCTCGGAGCTTGCACCTAAAGGTTTCAATCTTGTAATAACCTCAGACGCATCAAATTTCTTCTGAATGCTCTTTAAGTTCTTACCTATTTTTATGACGGTATTCGTTAAGTTCCCAGTTTCCTTTAACCAATGGACCAAAGTGACATCATTAGTCGGTTCAAATATAAACGTCCCGCCATACTTTTCCTTTAAATCCATTAACGTTTCATACGTATCTTTATCATCAGATCGTTTAAAATATTTCAACTCTTCATTATAGTTTTCGTCCGATGGTATGATATTCTTTTCAACTGTAACGTTACCAACCTTAAAATGCTTATAAGCTTCATTTTTCAGTTCATTATTGTGATGAGCGATAACTTTCTTAAGATTTTCTACTGGCATTTTATCAAACTCAAATGAATAACTTTGTATCGAATCCTTAAGATAAGCTTCGGCACCTTCGAAGATAAGTTCATGTGTAAAAAGACCAGAATCAGTCATTTCTGATTCTGGTGATAAAACTCTTCCTTTAAATTCTATTACATCTGTTTTTTCATTTATTATTTCGATTAAAGTATTGTAGGGTTGTATAAACGTTGTACTATTTTCTACAAAGTCATGTACAGGAGATATAGAAACAGAATCAATTCCATCTTCTTGTTTCTGCATGCTGGCACTTCTCAAAAGTTTTATATCCTTCTTTACATCCCATACTACCTTTTGATTATCATTTGTAGCGTTAGTCAGTATGATTTTGTACATTAAATCACCAACTTTCCTGTAAGTGACACTTTTGCTTTAGGATCACCTGTAAATATTAATTTTAAATCAAATCCATAGGGGGTTATATCAAATTCAAAACTGCTGCATCTCATATTGAATTCTAACCCTGGATAGAATTCAGAAATAAACTTATTTTTAGGTTTGCCTATTAACCACTCTTTCAGGTAGTTTATGTGCTTAGTACGTTTTTCATAGTCGTTTATATAACACCTGGAGTCCATTGTTATAATACGTTCATTATATGTTGGTTCTCCATATAAAAAAGAGAAATCATATTCACCATCCATAAAAGGTATGGTTTCTTTGATTTCTCTCATCTGTGGTGTAGGAAAAGTATAGTCATACACTTCCAACGACAATTCACTTGAGTGCTTATCATAAATAGTAAATCCTGCTTTAAGTCTATCCACCATATCTTACACCTCGTTTCCCAAGTTCCATAATTCTAGCAAGCTCCTTATCTATATGAGGTGCAATCTGTTTACCGACTGCCTTACCGTCCATTTGAAGTACAGTATCTCTTTGAGCTATTGCTCTTTGAATTTCTCTCTGTTCTTCTAGTAGCTGAATCATTCTTAATGTAAGGGCATCGTCTTTAGTGAATCCAAGCTTGTCACCCGTATCTTTCCATATCTTCTGCTGTTGAACACGTTGTGATGGATCATGACTGATAATCGATTCTGCAAACCCACCCTCTGCAATCCATGCTATTTGAGGGATATTTACAATGCCACCCTTAGCATATCCTGGTATCTTAAGCTTTCTTCCAGCGTAAATCATATCTGATTTTAAACCATTCAATTTCTTGATAGCTGATACAGATGTATGATATTTTGCTGCAATTCCACCTAATGTGTCGCCCCATTTAATATTATGAGTTCTAGGTTTTTTAGGTTTTGCTTTAGGTGTTAGCTTAGCTTTAACCTTTGATGCTACAGTCTTCTTAGCAGGAGCTTTAGGTTTTGTTTTAGGCTTGGTTTTAGGTTTAGCAGTCAAATAGCTAGTTGCTCGACTTTGTAAAGATGTCTGTTGTTTCTTGATTGATGCAACTTCTTTGTCTTTAGCTTTAATTTCATTGTCGTAACCAAAACGAGAATGTTCATTTGAAAGATTGTTAACATAGTTAATTACTTGTTTCTGTAACTTATTAATTTCAAGGACATTCTTTTTTCCACCACCGACTAACGTTTCTACACGAGGTATAGCAGATTCGATACCACCTGCAAGAATTTCTCTTAAGATTGTAGGATCTAATCCCATTTTTCTTAATTTTGTAACGTTTGCTGCAAATTTCTTCATTCTGTTAAGTCGATATTTCATAAATGCTATAAAGTCTCTTGATGTATTGCCTTTTGCAGCTTCAAAGCCTGCATATCCACGATAAGAATCTCTTATACTATCTCTAAACGACATTTTCGATTCTGTTAATGCTTTGCGCTCTTCATTTTTCTTATTAAGTTGATTCTGTAGTCGTTGTTTCTGTTTGACTAAACTATTAAGAAAATTAGTTTTCAATACTTCGCTTTGTTTCAACTTCTTCAAACTGTTGATTTGTGCTTGATATGCAGCAATATCACTTCTTGCATTGTTTGCTACTTTATTATTAGTAGCACGCTTGATTTTGTTTTCGAGCGAAGATATTTTTCGTTGATGCGCTTTAATATCTTTCTTATATTTAGCAATAACTTTTTTGTTTGAAGTCTTTTTAATCTTGCTATTGAGTGTAGCGATATTATTCTTACGGTTTTGTATCTCTCTGCTTGCGCCTTTAATTTCAGCTGATTTAGAAGATTTTACAATCTTATTATTTAGAGTGGCTATCTTACCTTCATTTGATGCAATAACTGAATTTATCTTCTTGTTAATCGCATTAAGATTAGCTTGCATCTTCTCGACAGGTAACTTACCAATATTCTTCATGTTGGCCATGATTAAATTGCCGATAGCAATATCTTCTTTACCAGTAACTTTACCGCTCGTTTTACCTCGTTTAGCGATAGCGCTACCTGTGTTATACATTCTTTGTGCTTTACTTAATGCCTGTACTGTTGCTTTATGTGTCTTTGATTGTTGTGATACATTCTTATTTAACCCTGTAATAGCACCTGTTAATTTAATAATCTGACCAGGATAGATTAAATGATTTTTAATACCATTTAATAATTGCAGTGCTTTTACTGTAGTACCGTTTTTACGACTAATATCCCATAGCGTATCTCCCCATTTCACTTTATGAGTAGATGGTTTTTTAGTACCTCTAGCATATCGCTTAGGCTTACCATTAACCATTCTGTCAGCTAATGCGATTAATTCATTTGCTCGTTTTTTACGCTTAGGAACAGTAGGGATTACAACTTCTTTACCTTCTTCCCCACCACGATAAATAGAATCTTTAGGAATGATACCACCATTCGCATAACCACCACGCCATGTACCAGATGCCATACCCGGAATGTTAGTTACTGTTCCGTAACGAGACTTAATCCATTTGATTGAAGCAGTAATGTTATTAATAGGATTCATCATACCTTCAGTTGTTCCCATCAAACCTCTGTATGTTTGAGGAGTTACCTGCATTAATCCACGCGCTTCATTTCCACCTGTATTTTGATCGACATAACCATGTTGAACAGCTGCAGGATTAAATCCGGATTCGTATTTAGCAATAGTTTTAAGGTAAGGAGCCCATGAATCAGGTACACCTGTTCTTTTAATAGCACTTGAAATCCAGTTTGATATATTACCAGGCGCTGAAACACCTTTGAGTATTCCTGCACCACCGCCGCCTTTACCTTTCAAGAATTGTACAGGGTCAATCGTATTTCTATTTGTAAGTTCGGACGACGCCGGACTTTCTACTTGATAATGTAAATGTGCTCCATTTGTCCATTGCCCTGAGTTACCAGACTTTGCGATTGCATCACCTTGTTTAACAGGTCCTGTTTTCAATACCTTACTTAAATGTAGGAAGTATTGTGCGATTTTACCTGATAATAAACGTGCTACCATACCGCCGCCATAGTTAGATTGTTGAGAAACAATACCGCTTGTCGGCGCATGAATTGTTGTTCCTGATGGTATACCTAAGTCGATACCATAGTGTCGTCCACCATTGAAAGAAGTAGGATATCCTGGCACTGCTGCGTTAGGACTATATGGTGTAGTTCTAGGCCAATTAAGAATTTCAGTACCGTCTGCATTACCACCTGTTGCTTCATCTATCCATCCTGTAACTAACTTTACAGTTTGGTCTTTTAGCTTCTTATAAGCACTTAACATCATTTCGCCAGGTAATCCAGAGATTCCACTAAAGTCTACTCCGAATTTTTTCATCGCAAGATCTACTAATTTACTAGGATTTTCAATGTAATCCATAATGTCTCCAGCGATTTCTGCACCAGCTCTAGTCGCTTTCTCAACTTCTGCACCTTTTTCAGCAGTATAATCAAGTGCCTTCCTAGTATTCTTTGCACCAAATAGTTTAGTCGAACTCGTAACTGCATTACTAGTCGCTTTAACAAGCATTCCCATACCAGGAGTACCTCTTGAATACCTAGCAGGTTCTAATAACTCTTCAGTTTGCTTATTGTTATAAACGTGCGTTCCCTTTGGCATCCAGAATGTTGTTTCTTTCTCGAATAATGCTGTGCGTCCGTTTGGAAATTGAACAATTTCTCTTGTGCCTTTTCCGTTACCTGGACCTTTATCTCCTACAGTTGCCCATCCATCTTCAGGATGCCCTCCGGTACCTGTAGAATATTTACTAGCATCAATTTTAGATAATGGTTTACCCATTCCTAATTTATCAGCTACCCAGTTTACGCCATCGATCATGGAATTTAGTCCACCAACGACTTTATCCTTTAGACCAGACGCCATCTTTTTACCTGTTTCAATGACGGAATCTTTCATGCCGATTACGCCATCTTTAATCGATTTAATCCAACCTTTTATACCATTCCAAGTGTTTTTAAATGCACCAACGACACCGTCTTTTAATCCAATCGCTGCATCTACCGTTGTTTTCTTTATAGACACCCAAGAATTATAAAGTCCTGATTTTAAATTCTTTATGATATTCATTGAACCTGTCCACAGATTCTTGAAAGCACCAATGACGTTTTTAGATACTTTTGTTGAAGTATCCCATATAAATTTACCGAATTTCTTAAATAAATTGAGGATACCTTGCCACATGGATTTAAAGCTGCCTGCAAATAATTTAGCAAAGGCTAAACCGCCTTTAAGCAGTTTTCCATAGAATAATAATTGGACACCATTCCATATCATCTTTATTGCGCCAAAAAATAGATTTTTGACACCTTCCCACATCTTCTTCCAATCACCTGTAAATAGACCTGCAAAGACTTGTAATAAGCCTTTCCACCACTGAAACAACCCTTTTAAGAAACCTGTTATGTTTCCAAATATATCTTTAACTATATACAGAACTACTGGCATAACAAATTTCACGACAGCTAGCAATCCGTTAAATATATTTTTGTAAGCTTGCATAATCTGTTGCCCATCAGGTCCAGTAAAAAACGCTTTGATTTTACCGAAACCATCTTTGACGAAGTCACTTATAGCCCGTCCTGCAATTGACAATTGTTGTTTTAACGTATTGAACCAATTTATGATGTTATTTGCTTCTCCGTTACTAAAACCTAGCTTTTGAAGTATGTTAACTTGTTTACCACCAGTTAGTTCCTTAACCAATTTACCGATAGTACTAAACCCTTTAGCCATACCTTCAATGATTTTGATACCGCCTTTCAGACCTTTATTAGCGATATCTAACGCAGGTCCACCATAGCTAGCTAAGAAATCCACCCATGTACTCTTAAGATTAGCTAAGTTTCTTTCATATGAATCTGCTTCCTTGATTGATTGTCCAAAAAAGCCACTTTTCTTATGTTGTTCAAAAGCAGTTTGTACTTTTAAATTCTCTTGTTGCTGTAAAGTTAAATTTTCCCACTTTTTACCGTATTGTTCTAACGCTTTTTCATTAAGTTTAGTTTGGTTTAAGAATATACCAATTGTATCTCCAGAGTCATATTCTCCTTTTATTGTAGCCATAACTCTTTCTGTTGATTGCTCAAGACTTTCGTTGGCCATGGCAGAACCGTCAACAGTTCGTTCAAGCCACATCTTAGACGTTTCATATGCTTCTTTTTCACTCATACCTTTACCTTTAAGGATTGACTGATATTGAAGCATAGATTTTTTCAACTCATTAGGATGTATATTGTGTTTTTTTGCCATGTCTTCAAGATACTTATCAGTTGTATTCTTCATTTTGCCCATAACTTGTTCGTACTGAGAGTTTAACGCTTCAATTTCAGCAGTAGATTCAACTATCTTCTTTGTAAATTCCGTTATGCTTACAGTAGCTAATGCGCCTGCAATAACAGGTCCTAATCCTTTAAATGCACCTTTCAAGCCACCAACCGAACCAGTTGCGCCATCAATGTCCTTAGAAATATTTTTAGTAGAATTAGATAGATTAACATCATCTCCAACGTTCCTAAGTTTTCTATCGAGTTGTTCAGCACGTTCTTCAACCTTACCGAATGCTACATTAGCGCTCATCGACATCGATTCAAAATCAACATCTTTAATATCCTTATTTATCTGATCAAGTGTGTTATCTGCAACCTTACCAGTTGATTGTAATTCTTTTTTAGCTTTATTGAGTTCACTATTAAGCTTGTTAAAATCAACCTTATCATCTGTTTTCTCAAGTGATTTACTTGTCTTCTCAACATCTTTTTGTAGTGCTAGTAAATGCTTGCCTGCTTCTTTCGCATCATCAGGTAGTCCTTCAAGAAACTTAACATCATTCAGCTTATTCATATTGCGCTCTACACTGTTAACATTACGAATAACAGTTTTGAATGTATCACGTGAATTTGCATCTAAAGACTTCCAATCAACACTCTTAATTTCCTTTTGAAGTGATTGCATCGTCTCTTTATTGATATTACCTGTATCTTTAAATTCCTTTTGAGCTTTTTGTAATTCAGCCTGCAGCTTCTTAGTGTCGAAGTCTTTACCCGTTTCAGATAAACGTTTGTCAAATGTCTTAAGTGAATCATCTATAGCACCAAATGCTTTATCCATACGCTTTGTTGATTTTTCGGCCACCTTTGGCAAATTATCAAAGTTCTGTTCAAGTAACTTGAACTTATTCAACATCCCATCTACAGACATCGTAAATTTAGTGCCTATTTCTTGTATGTTAGCCATATTATCCTCCTTTCCTTATATATTCATTTAAATAATTAATTAAGTTTGTAATGCTTTTAATTGTTCAAGCTGCTCGAAATTCCACTCTAATTCTTTAGGCATTTCTAGCGTTTTATTTTCTTTCATAGGATTTATGGTTTCAATGAATTCATATCTCCGTTTCGATTCTTTATCGTTATGTGCAGGGTTCGCATTAATACGTGATAAGTGATTCATATATAAATCCCACTTCTTCGCTTCTGCTTGTTGCTCTTCCTGTTCAATAATGATAATTAAATAAGCTAACGCTTCTTCAAGTGGCATATCAATGATTTCTGACCTTCCACCTAATTTATGCGCTAGCTTATATACGAGAGCATCTTCAAGCTCATAACCACTTAGTTCACTGGACTTAGAGTCGCTTGAGTAACTTTCTCGCCCCATTTGAGACTCTTCTGAAAACTTTTCGTAGACTTTTTTACACGTTCAACAACCTTAGCTAAGTCATTAACTTCTGCAATTGCATCTACAACATCAAAGAATGTATCCATCTCTTGAAGTTTTAATTGATCAGGATGCACATCGGATAAGATTGAAATCAGTTCTAAAGCACTTTCAGGAGCAACCTCTAATAATAATCCAATTGATCCAGCTGAATCTTTAACGAATTGAGCAGATAATGCACTTAATAAGTCTTTAGTATCCATACCTTCTTCTACCGTATCGAAGAGACCGACTAATGCACCGTTGATATTTTCATCAGCATTTAATTCATTGATTAACGTTTTTAAAACTTTAGTAATTGCAAAGAACTGATATGGTCGCATCGCTTTGATTACTACTTCTTTTTTACTATCGTCTTTTAATACACCTTTTTCCTCAACGTATTGAGTGATTAATACTTTTACTTCGTTTGTCATGTTTTATTCCTCTTTTCAATTAATTATTTAAATAAATATAGAAATAACCCTACTAGCATAAGTAGGGCTATATTGTTATTTAGCTGTAGCTTGTCCAATTTGGAAGAAGTTGTTTGGTTGACTCATATCAAAGTTATCTTTAGGATAAGCTACGAATTCTAAATCAAATTTACCTTGTTCATTTTTAAATGCTCGTTCGAATCCTGATGTAGATGCAACTTTATAGATAACAATATCCATAGATTTATCTTCAGCTGGTAGTTGGCGTGGGTGGATTTCCATTTTTACTCCACGATCTCGGTTAGATGAACCTAGTGGACCATCTGTAATACCAATCAATTTTGACCCTGCACTATCCTTAATTGCATGTGCACCAGCCATCGCCATTTGAATCAATTCTAGAGTTTCTTGAGATACAGTCATTTTAACTTTTACTTCCCAACCAACAACTCGATTGTCGATGTCACTTTCACCAGTATCTTCAAATTGAATTTCCTTAAATTTAGGTTCAATCGTAAGAACCCCGCCTTCTGTTTGTAAGAAGCTAGTACCATCTCCTGTTGCTTTACCATCAAAGTTGAGAACTTTGCTGTCTGTACCTGTCAATTTAAAATTAGCCATACCGAACATGATACTTTTATCAAATGCGTTCATATAATTTATTCCTCCTGTTTTTTGCATAAAAAATAGACATCGTTTCAGATGTCTAAATATGCTTTAGTTTTCAATTCTTAAAGTTGTTCTAAAGTTAATGCTATACTCCATGACATTGTCCTCTACACCTATCCTAAGTGGCTCAGACAACGCTTCGATGAAGTAAACATGTATTACATCGTTTTGCTCGTTAACTAACCAACCGCTCTTTTTATGGAGCAATGCATAGACTTTAAAAGCTATGTCTTTGCACCTATCAAAATCACTTGATCTGATATAGATTTGATAGTGCGGATATTTCATTTCATCATCATAGATACCAGGCTTTTCTCCACCGTCCGAATATACTGTACCTGTATTGTCGCCCAATGTACGGTAGTCGACTGACCAAGTAAGCCCAGCTATATTTTCTCTTAACAGATTCATGATTGACTCTTGTATCATCAGTCTAACCCTCCAATACTCGCGCGAGAATTCTTTCGCACATTATATTCCAGTCGTCTTCAGTAACTTTAACTGCATTAGTAAGATACTTTCTCCCTGGCTTATATCCATTGACATTCGGTTTGTTACGCGTGTTCTCTCCACGTCCATTTTTATAGTATTCCGGATACTTAACACCTCTTTGATATTTAGGTCTAACACCTTTACTTTCTGGCTGCTCATGAACTCTTAGAGCGTATTTCATGTTAGTACCTATGGTAATTGAGAATGTTTTACCTTCAACTATTACTTTAGAAGTATTTATTGAGTCTTCTAAGTCTCCTGAATCACGTGGAGCAAGTGCTTTCGCTACTTCTTCAACTCTTAGACCAAACTTACCAAGTTCTTCAATAACGATTTTAGTAAAGCGTTCATCAAATTTTTTGAAGTAACTTTGCAGTTCTTTGTAACTATCATCAAATTCAAATTTAAAATACTCATCGGCCATCAACAAACACCGTCCTAAATAGAACGCGTGAACCTGTAACGTTAGTTGCTTCCTCGTAAGAGATAACTTTACCTGTACCATCGTTACCATCCATATCGATATAACTGATTTCTTCTCCTTCTTTAACAATCATTTGAGAAGGTACATCAATCTCGATGTTAGTATTTGTTTCAGTACCGCTTGTTGTGATAATCAAGTTAGACTTACGTCTGACACGAGCTCTAGACTCTACTCTTTTCGTTAAAGGCCTTCCGTATTTATCAGTCGTAGGTATACCATGTTCATTCAAAATCGCTTTATTGACTAAAACTCTTTGATTCATTGGAGGTCTCATTATATCAACCTCCCTGTTCTACCTAAAGATGTCTTTCGTTCCTCAGCTAGTATTCCGTCTATAATCGCTAGTAGTGATGGAGATAGCTTTTCATGATTGAATACGACTTTAACATCTTTAACTGTATAGTCTTCAACGTTATGGCGCTTAAGCACTCCAAAGCCTTCTTCTTCCGCTTCTAACTTATAATCAAGTTGCAGATAAACCATTCTCGGCGTTAACTCGATCCCAGGAAAGTAATCCTTAATATCTTGAATGGCCGAAAACAAATACTTCGGTAAGTCTTCACTTGGTACTTCATTAATATAATCAGGTAATGGCATGATGTTCATGTATGCCACTGTGCCATCGATTAATGATTGATGTTGTTCTAATGTTTCCATAACATCACACCTTTACATTATTCTGCTGCTGCTTCTAATGCTTTCACGTAGTCAGGTTTTACTGCTCCATTTTTACCTGTAGCAACGACTTCAAGGCCTTTTTCTTCGACTAGTGCTTTAAGCTCTTCTACATCTAAATCTTTATAAGATTTTTCAGTTGTTTCAGTTGCATCTTCAATTGTCACTAAGTCTTTTACATTCTCATACTCTTCTTGAGTAAGGTCTAAAGACTGTCTAAAATAAGCTTGTCCTTTGTGAATTACAGTACCTTTATCTACATATACTTTTGGCATCCTTAAGTCCTCCTATTATTTAATAAATAAGACTGCACTAATTAAAGTACAGTCATTAATACTGTTGAGTTGATTGCTTGTAATGCAGGAATTGCAACCTCTCCAACGATTGTTTTTTCGCTTGATGGGTCTTTTTCGATAACAGTCTGAACATATTTACCTGGAACATAGTTATTTTCAACTGAAGGACCAGTAAATGTTTTACCTAATTGAGCTGCACGAAGCACAACTTTCCCATCTTCTAAGTTTTGATACACTTTTACAGTACCGTCCAATTGCTCGATACCAGTGATATTATCATCAATCTGAATTGGCGGTAAACCTAATTCAGTAAACAACTCATTGATACTTGCATCTCGAACAATACGAGTATCTGTAGAGTTACCATAGATTTGACCTTTTAGTTCCGGATTACGTTTAAATGCTGAGAACGTCTTCGAGTTCATAACAATGTAATCAGGTTTTTTGTTGCCATTTGTTTTTTGGTACTGTTCTACTGCACTTACCAAATCAGCAATCGGAGTACCTTCAGGTGTATTCCATTTGTTAGTGATTTTAATATCGTTTTCTGATGGACGCTTTAACTTCACATTGATTTCAATTTTATCTACCGGATTTGAATATTTAAACTCTCCGCGATATGTTAGTCCGGCACGTAAAAACTCTTTAATATCATCAACACCATAAGATAAGTCAGCAATCTTTAAGAATACTTTCTCGATTACTGCTTGTCGCTCTTGTGGATCACGTGGTTTGTTGAATTGTAATAACTCAACCTCATCTAAGTAATAACCATGTTGAATCTTTGTTAATTCAATCATTGCTTTTTCGCCTTCGCCTTTCGAACGTAATGGCGCTCCGCTATTAAAACCTGTGATAGATGCAGCTGCACGTACAGTATCAGATACAACATTGTAAATCGCATTAATGTCATAAGTAACTTCCTGCGGGAATGCTTCTGCTAATGGATAGTTGTTTGTATTTCTATTATCTGCTTCACGTACAAATGCTTGTAGTGTTGCATCGTTAAATTCTTTAATTTCTAACATCTATTAATTCCTCCTATTTTTTATTAGACATCGAAGTGGAAACGTCCGATAGTCGCTTTGATAAAGTTGTCTGTAACACCTGTTGTACGTTCTTTAATGACTGATGCTTCACGTACTGCAGGTGCTAAAGCATCTTCTTTCGCAAATACTTTTACATCATTAGCAGTTAATACCGCACCTGACATTGTTTCTGGTGTCAATTCTTGAACCAATTCAAACTTATTTGACTCTGCATTTCTAAAAACTGCAGTTCCGGCTTTTACAACTGTATCTGCTGAGAATTTAGAACCATCTAATAACACGTTACCGACAGTGTATTCCACGTTTTTTGCATCACGTAAGAATTCTGGTGCTTTTTTGAAGCTGTCTACTTTTCTAGGGTTAAACATTTAACTTCCTCCTTATTCTTTTTTACCGAGTAATTTATCGGCCATTGATTTTCCAAGTTCACTTGGATCTGGGTCTTTACCACCATTTCCTTGTTGTCCTCCGGGATTAAGGTTGTTAGGTGGTTTAATACCGTCTTGCTTACCACTATCATCGTTACCTGGTGGTGTCTCGTCACTATTAGTAGGTGTAAATAAATAACTATCTGTTTCTCTTAATGAACTGATAGCTTCATCTAATCCTTTAATAGTTCCGTCATCTTGAACTTCAAGAGATTCACGATCAATTAATTTAAGAACAGCTTTAGGATTATGTGCATCTTTAGCAGTTGCGACTTCAATTGCAGCATTTAGAATGATGTCTCGGCGCTCATCTTTTAATTTTTTATTCTCTTCGCTGTACTCATTCACTTTCTTCTGCAATTCAGGGTCAATCTTTGGATTGTTCTCTAAGTCTTTTAACTGCTTATCACGATTCTCTAGATCCTTTTCAAGCTCATCAATCTGAGTGTCTTTACGACCTACAGTTTTACCATGTTCTTTCATGATTTCATTAATCGTTTCTACTTCAAGTCCTAAGTCTTCTAAAAATTTTCGTCTCATACTATTTCTCCTTCTCGTTTTTATTCGCTGAACGACAGCGTTAGGATAGTACAATACGTTTGTACAAACGTTTCGACTTTTTGCGACTTTCGACAGGTCGAGTGGTATCCACCACCATCGAGATACTTAAGTGATCACTATTCCTTTCTGGACGTGAGTTTTAAAGCTATCCATAATAAAGAGACCTTTTAACGTCATGTCTAGGACGGATAATTACTTAACAGGCAATTCAGCGATGTAATTAAATATTTTTCGTTTAAATCTTGTATCAGCTTCACACCATAACCATTCATTAATTTCGCTAGGTACATTCATTTCTCTTGAACCAACTGCACTATGTAAATCATATTGCTTTAATTGGTGTACGTTCTTCGCTTTAGATACTGCTAAATCAAATGCTTCATTCACAAATTTGGTAATTTCGACATCTACTACAGTTGTTAAATCATAAATTTTATCATGCTGTTCCATTTCACTCACTCCTTTTAGTAATTAAATATACTCATCTTGGTCATCTCTAACATCCCAACAGCTTCAGTCTTAGTTATATCTGAAAGCATTAAACCAATGTTCTTTTCCTTATCTCTATAAATGATGATGACATCCTCGACATCATATTTATCAATCACCTTTTGTAATTCATCTGCTAAATTTTGAGGTGTAAACTTTTTATAACTATCCAGTTTTACTGTTTTCATCTTTAGCAACTCCTTTCATTTGTTGTCGTAATGCTTCAAATTTACTTGGGTTATTACGCTTGATATTTCGATATGCACCAATATTCTTTGGCGCTTTATCACCTAATATCGCTTTCATCTTTATGTAGTGCTTATCTTCTTGTCTTGCAATTCGTTTCTTATTCTGGTCTTGCTTGTATGCATCTTTTTGTTTCTGTGCTCTCGGATCAATATCAGGATTAAATGACTTCGCTTTGACAACAACTTTATTGATTTCAGACTGACTTTTATATTCAATTACAAATGGTCTTATACGACACTCACAGTTCGGATGCAATGGAAATAGTTCGTATACATCGATATGTGGGAATCGTTTATCTTCTCCATCTATACAGAAGACGTGGTTGCGATACCTAGCACATATACCACAAGTAGGCTCTCTTCCAGTTATCGTTACAAGATTGACACTCGCTTCTTCATATCTAGTTAGATGACCATGGTTCGTTGCTGTCCTCATTTTCGTTCTGACCACTGTACGTGAGTAGAAGTCCAAAGGTAACTGCTTACCATCTACAGTCTTAAACGAAGTAAATCCATCTTGTAAGAATGTATCTGATACACGCTTTATGATTGCTTCACGATTGTTGCCATCTAACATCCCTTTGCTTATATCACTTCTGACTGCTTCTAATGTCTGCATATAACTATTATTAAAGTTTTCTTTAGCGGTTCTAATTGCTGCTTGCATGTCTAACATCGTATCAGTAACAATATTCGATAATGCTTCAACGTTAGCTTGTGTCTTAAAGTCTGCCTGCACTACACCATCAACAATAGCTCGACCATTCAACTGGATACCTTGCTCTTGTAAATCTTCTGTAGCTTCATCAATCGCAATAAAATAGGACTTCGCTAATTCAACAGGTAACACCTCTTGAACAGTAAGCCCTAGTTCATCGAATATTTTATTGATTGTCAGTAACGTTTTTTGTACATCACTATCTTTTAAATGATCGGTATTATGAAGGAGTGATACAATGTGCTTCTTCAATTCATCAATCAGCAATGTTAATTGTTCAGCGTTCATCTAATCACTCCTTGATTGGATTTCCTAGTTCATCGAGTGGTGTTCCATCAGGTTGTCTATTGTTTAAGAAGTTATTCAACGTATTATTGCCATTCAATACACTCATACTATCTTGAGATGTCGATTCAGATTTAATACGTTCAACTTCTTCATACACCCATTCTTCCGTCTTATCAGGATTGTTGAGTCTCACTGTCTCTTCAAGCGATTGTACTTTAGCATTGTACTTCGCAATATTCGCATCAGTGATTTCTTTTTCAGGTACCGGAATCATCGCTTGTACTGTGATGTTAGGCTCTTCAATGATGATACTGTCATTCTCTTTATTCGCTAACCATAAGGCACTCTCGAATAACGTCTTAAGGAATTCAACATAATCATTTCTGATTTGCTCTGCTTTCATCAACGAGATAAGTAAGTCATAGAACTTTGCAACACCAGACTGTGGACTTGCAGTGTCTGTCCTTACAAATTCCATTGCTGCTTGTGATGTCTGTGTTTCTGCTAGCATTCCTCTGATAATATCTTTAAGATATGCCATGTCACCGATATTCTTAACGTCAATCTGATGTATCTGCATGACTTGACCATTTTCACCGATTTCTTGAATCTCTAAATCACGATGATCAATCTTGTTTTCATCACCATATCTATCAGCTGCAATCGCTCGAAGTGTATCCATTGTTTCTCTTGTAATACTGATACGCGGCTTACCATTACGCTCAAATGTCTGTGATGCTCTTGTTAACGTCCAGTTCACTTCGTCTTGTCGCCCTGCAAGTCCTTTAAGTTCAGATGAACCTAGCTTATTATAGAACGTTGCATTATTCGCAAGATAAGCTATAAATGAACGCTTACGACCTGGAAACTCTTGATATAACTGTTCGATATCTATTTTTTCTTGGATGAAAGATAAATCTTCTACCTCTTCAAGTTGAGATTCACCATTGCGTTTGAATAGCTTATGAAGTATAAGAAGTCTATCCTCATCTTCACGTTCAGTATAAATATGGACGTAATCAATACCCGCTTCTTTCTCTTCTTCAGTCTGAGGTAATTCATATACTAAATCATATCCATGTCCATCGTCATGAGGATAATAAACATTACGTTCCTTGAACATCAGCTTTAACTGTCCATTAATCATAGAAGGTACAGCTACGATACCACCATCAACTAATAATTGAGTGATGTTCATCTTATGATCAATCTTTGAGTTCTTAACAATCTGGTCTATCGTTTCTTGCTGCAAGTCGATGACTTCACTGTTGTACGAATTATCAACTGTTCCCTCAATCATTTTCGCTTCTTCTGTGGTTGTGTCATTTGCTAACTCTTCCTTATTCGGGAAGTTAGTCTTAACCTTACCAATCCCTCGACTGATTAACAGTGAAGGTGTATCAACGATAATTTTACAGATGTTAAGCATGAGATAAGGTGTCATTACATTCTTAGCGTTGTACTCTCCATATTGTAGAATATCTATTATCTCGCCTTTGCTAATCAACTCTTTAGCTCTAGGAAAGATATTCGCATGTTTACCATCGTATAAATCACGATAGAAATACATGTCACCATGCTTTTTCTTTATAAAGTCTTTATCAAACTTCTTCCATTCGTTCATTGTCGCCCTCCTTTACCATGCGTTACTTGTTATAATTCCAGCAGGTCGCTTTTGACCAAATCTATTTAAAGCTTGTGTCATTGCATCTACTTGGTCATCGTGTTTACCGTTTGGAAATACTGCTGATTCTTCTACTAAATCACTAGTGAAAGTTGCATTCGTAGGCAGATAAACATTGCCCGCTTCTAGATATGGTGTAATTGCTTGTGCCCTTACTACTTTTCCACCTTCTGGATTGACAGGTATGATACCACTAATCTCTCGTTTAAGTGTTGAAATAACCGCTGGACCATTTGCTTTGTCCTCAATCAATATCGTTCTAATACGTGAATATTTTTTAGCTAGTGACCTAACCGCCTGTACAGCAGTTGGGAAATCCATCTTCCCTCTTACTTGATCTAACAAGTACATATCAGCACCGACTTTGCCCCATACTTGACCAACAACATAGTCAGAAGTATCCGCGTCCTTAAATGTTAAATCCCAACTAATCACTTGATTATCAAATCTTGATGGAGGTGTTGTATAGTACTTCCACCAATTACGATTAAATAACGTCCCTTCTCCTGGTGATGGTCGTTGTTGGTAAAGTGATGCCCACGTCTTACTTCCGACTTCTCGTTTCTTAAGGTCTGCCCATGATTCATCGTACCCAAGTTCCGGACAAAGCGCCTCACCTTCTTCACGTCCAAGTAAATCGTCATCATCTTCTGCTATTGCAGGTAATCTTAATCGCGTCCAATTATATGGACTCTTATCTAACAAACGACCAATAAGGTCATCTTCATGCCATCGTGTCATAACAACAATAACCGATGCTCCTTTATGCAAACGAGTAGATAAAGTAGATTCCCATTCAGACCAAATCTTTTCTCTGATTGTTGGAGATTGAGCTTCTTCGTTATTCTTGATTGGATCATCAATAATCATCAAGTCTGCACCTTCACCAGTGATTGAACCACCGATACCCGTTGCAATCATTCCGCCTCTTGAACCAGATATGCCCCAGTTATTAGCAGCACTCTTTTCGTCTGATATTTTTTCGCCAAACACTCTATCACCGAACTCTTGCAATTTATTCCGATTAAGTCGACCAAACTTTCTTGCAAGACTATCAGAATACGCTGCTGCAATGACACGTTTACCAGGATTCTTCCCAATAAAAAAAGACGGAAATGATTCCGTCACTGTCATTGATTTACCATGTCGAGGTGGCATTTCAATTAATAAATATCGTTGTTCTCCATCTGCTATAGGTTGTAACTCATTGCATATCAATTCGGTATGTCTAAAATGCTGATATGATCCATGATGTACAGTAACAACGTAATCTTTATAATATCGTCTCGATAGTTCTAACTTAGCTTGTTCAGCTAACACTCTTTTTTGTTCATCGGTTAAATTCAAATTAACCACCACCTAAGTTAGCAAGTTTTCTAAGTTCGTCTTCCGATAAGTTATTAAGAGCATTGACGTTGTTCGTTATCTCGCCACTATGCTCTATATCACGTTTATCTCGCCATTCGTTAGGTTTACGATTCTTAAGCCAGAATATCATTGCTGTTGTGTCAGGCGGTATTTCTTCTTCAATTTCAGTCACTTCAACATACTCTTCAGTAAGTACATAACCATCTTCAATGTATGTTCTTTTCAGCTTCAGAGGAACTTGTTTGACTATAGTTCTCTTTGTAGCTTTCTCATATAATGATTCTTCTACACGTATATCAGCAATAGCCTTATTTCTTTTTAAGGCGTCCGAAAGAGCCGGTTTAGACTTTTTATATTCCTTAAAAGTTGAATAAGCAACTCCTAACATTTTAGCTATTTCTTCATCGATATAGCCATCTCTACACCATGCTGATACTTCTTCTAATCTCGGTTCCACATGTGTGTCATATTTAGTTCTTCTTGCCATCTCATATATCACTTCCTAACACGCTAATTGCTTTAATTTATTTGTATAAACTGGATGAAGTAAGGGGTAACTAATCTTTATAACTTTAGTATCCATTTAATTTATTGCATTAAAAAACACCCACATAAGTGAGTGTTACAAATTTACATCAGGCATTATATCGTCAAATACTTTATCTTGTATTTTCTTTAACATCTCCGAATCACTTAATTTGTTACCCTTCTCATAGTATGTATTTGCCAACACACATACGTTATAATAACACTTTACTAATTCTTGTTTGCTCATAGAATTGATATTTTCTAACAGTGCATCTTTTTTGTCCTTTACCATCAATCACCATCTCCTTTACATGTATACATTAATAATACAAAAACCACCTAGAAATTACTAGATGGTTTCCATACATATTCTTTGAAAGGAGATTACTCATGGCAAAGTAAACGAAGAACCGTTAGGTTCATGCAGTGCGAGGTACAAAAACAAGTTTTTGATTGATTGTAGTGTACTACGCTCCGACCTACCTCAAATTTTACATTAAGATTTATGTTTTTAGCAAAGGTCTGTCAAAATAATGACTTTTAATTAGTTTTATATCAACTTTTGTGGATAACTCTATTAATCGGTCATGATCTTTGCTACTTCTTCTAATAATTTCTTCACTTTACGCATATCACATCCAATTGTTTCAGCAATAATTTTGTTTGATTTACCATTTAACTTTAAATTGAATGCAATTGCTTGTTTTTCGTCAATAATTCTATCCCATCTATTTTGAACGTATCTCACTTTGTTCTCGTACTTCGTTATCATTTTATCTTGTTTCATAAGTCGTTGTAACTCATTCCATACCAAGTTTGATGTCTGCCCTTGCGGTTTTGGCATTGTAGACTCTATACCATATTGAGCAATGCTTCCTCCCATCACAACATCCTGATATTCTTTCATCAAATTAGTGTAGACAGTAAAATTTTCTTTGTAATTATAAATTAAAGTTATTACTTGTTCGGTCGTATAAGTCATGGTTTATTGTTCCCCTTTATAAGTAGTTGTAGATGATTCCGTTATTACTTGTGATTGGTCTTTTGTTCTCTTTAAACCAGGTATATGGAATACTGGCTCTATTTAACGTTTCCTTGAGCTCATTTAGTTCTTGGATGTCTAATCTATATAACTCGTTAAACTTCGTAAATAAGATAAGAATGAAGCAAATGCCACCCTTTTCATGAGTCTTGGTCAAGTACTCGATCTGGTGCTGCTCGATATTCTTAAATGGCAGATTAGTCAGTGATGTCTGCTTTGTATCGAATGCGATAAATTTTCCATTGTGAATGCCAATAAAGTCGACTTTTGATTTCTTGGTGTACCTGGCATCAAATATCTTTCCGTTCTTGCTCCTATGCGTCATAGGTGTTGGAATCTTATTGATTGTCGCTATACCTTTTAAGTCATATTGAATATTGGATCGTTCGATTAAGGTCTCAAGGTATTTACCCCTATTACGTTGACTTGTTTTCTTTTGCATTTCTACCTCCCAAGAAGTTCTTTAATACGTTTAAAGATGCCTTTGCTTTGCCCTTAGTACGTTCCACGTTTTTGTCTTGCATGATTCTCTGCGTTCTTTCTGTCGTATGCTTGTTCGATGTCGTCTAAAGTGAAAGCGTAGTGGTCTGCTAATGTGAGTAAGTGTGCGTAAGTTTTGTGCAAATCATCTGATTTAATTAAATAATTTATTTTACATACATCTCCTAAAGTTTCTGTTACGTACTTTAATTGTTCGTCATTAGGGATATTTTGATTGATTTTACTTACATGATAATCAGCATCGTAATTCATTTTATTTAATATAAGGTGCAGGAAGTGAATAACATCTACTAATTCATCAACGATACGGTCAGGGTTCACTGCTTTCTGTTTCCAATACTTCCATACGTCATGACACTCATTAACCAACTCGTGCAGTTCTACTCTTAAAGCAATATAGTGCTGAACGTTTAAATCGTATTTCCACTCATCTTCACTAATCCCGAACTTTTCTCTAATCATACTGTCTAGCTCTTCTTGCTTCTTGCTGAACTTCTCGAATAACTCCGTTGTCATTTTAATCATTATAAATTTCCTCCTAGAATAAAGTTTAATGCGATGATCGTTATGAATGTAATCAATCCCCAAATCACGCCCCGCTGTACTGCTATCTTGTGATATGCCTTCTCTAATTCTTCGTGATAGACTTTAAGTTGTTTGTCGTTCATTGTTGCTGACCTCCGTTACCTAATAAGTGACTATGCTCATGAATGTTGCCTAGTACTTCTAAATTGTTTTCATTGTCATATAAATCAAACAAGCTACCATCGTTCCAATTTATGACCCAACTTCCTTGATAAAATTCAATGTATCCAATATTTTCCCAATACTTCACAATATCCCCCTCGAAAATCTCCTTAACATTCATGTCGTTAAGTCCGGTTGATTGCATGAGTACTCTATCGTCTTCATCAACCACATAGTTAAATTCATCTAGTACACTAATACCATATCTATCAATTTCCATTGTGAAATCGTCTAAAAAACGCTTTTTCTTTTTATCAAAAATCCTAAACTTCGGTATCATTCCCCAATCCCTCCACATCTAATAAGTGACTATGCTCATAAATGTTTCCTACCACTTCTAATAAATCGATACGTTCAGATAAATCTTCGCTGTAACCATCTTGCCATCTGATTACAAACTTTGCTTCATTAATTTCAACAACTCCGTACTCTTCGTTCTGGTCATGCCATACAATGTCATCTTGGAATACTTCTTCTTTATTTTCGTCATGTAAGCCTGTTGCTTGCATGAGTTCCCATGTTTTCCCCAAGTCTTCTATAAAATAAGGTAAATCATCATCCCACTCTTCTAATGTCGTTATTTCTCCCTCCATCATCCCTAAAGATTTTATATCAATCCAACTTTCGTCTTCTTTATCCCATGCTCTAAACTTCGGTATCATACTTTCTCCTCCTTAAAATAACTCCATCTGTTCTCCCTGCTGTAGCAATCCTTTATTATCTTTCGACCATAGTAGTACTAACTCTCCGTCAATCCTTTCGAATACTTGAATAAAAGGACTGTTGTATTTTCTAATTGATTCTAGGAACTCATTAACTGAGCCTTTAAATCCATAGTTCGTGTGCTGCCTTCTTAACCCTGTGCCATGTTCTACTGTCATGTCTCTATACTTATCCATTTAGCACCTCAGTAATCAAATATCGTTACCTGCAACCCAGGTACGTAATCAGCTTTATTCTTATAAAATCGTTCCATGTCGTTCATTGAATCGAATTCCTCAACATAGACTTCTGATCCAACATCTAATGCGACATAGGTATCTCCCTTTTCTTCGTCAGCATCAACTGAGAAGTAGATAGTACCGTAATGATTATCAGTACTATCAGTCTCCCAATTATTTCGCATGTAATGATTGAAAAGTTGTCTCCACTTGCTATAGCTTAAAAACTTAATCATCTCGCATCAGTGACTTTGTTATCACGTTCTAAGAAGCTGATTATTCTGTCTGCATAATCCACAATCTTCTTAAGTTCGTTGATTTCTTCATCCTTGCGACCTGTTCTTGTCGCATATTTGATGATGTTACCAATCATGAAACCTTTATACGCTTCGTAGCTGAATTGAGATTCCAGGAATCCAATGACATCTGTACCTGGTCCGTTTGGAGCATAATGCGATGGTGGATTGATATTTTGTTTAGCCAGTTCTTTACTTTCAATTTCGCTTAATAATTGAGATTGGATTAATTTATTTCTATCAATATTGAGAGTTAAACGAGGACCTTTTTCCCAATTCGCGTTTGAAACACTATCAGTTTTCGACATCAATGCCTCATATGATTTTTCCAATGTTACAAAATCAGTTTCTAGCTTTTGAATAGTATTTTGTTTCTCTTCCAACTGCTTTTCATAGCTTGTAACTAAATCTGTCTCTTTATCCTGGTACTCTTTGATAAGATTGTTCGCTTGTTGTAACGATTCTTTCAAATTCTTGTTCGCTTCAGCCGATACTTCAATCGTACGTTTGTGTTGATTTAATTCTTTCTCATATTTCGATGTTAAGAATCTATCATTCATCTTTAACGCGTCTGCACTCTTTTTATCTAAACGATCATAAGAATGTTGTAATGATTTAATGTCACGTTCTTTAGCTTTGATTTGAAGTTCTTTTAACTGCAACTCTTCACCTTTTTTCGTAATAGTTGCTTCAAGTTCCTTGATTTTGTTCATAAAGTCATTACGTTCTGCATTCAATTTAGTGACTTCTTCTTTGTGCTTATCTCTATCATCAGTGACTAACGCCAAGTTCACTTGCAAGTCATCGACAATCTTCTGATGTTCTGCTTTATCAACCACATCATTAACAGGAATAGTGCTTGCTCCTTTATTCTTTTCTACAGGCTTTGTCTTAACTACTGGCACTTCATCAACAATAAGCCCCTGCTCTCTTTCTGCCTTTAACTTTTTGAATTCTTTCATATTCTCACTTCTAAATTGCAGTAGCGTTTGATATGCCACACCTATTTTAGCTGCTGCTTCTTTCAGCGTTTTCGTTTCGTGAATGATTTGATCAACCTCTATTATCACTAAACCTTTTAATGTCTTTGCCATAATTAAATCTCTCCATTCTCATCGATGTTTATCAGTTCATCGATTGTCATATTTAATTTCTTACACAAACTGTTCAATGTATCTGTAAAGTGTCGTTTTCTGTTAAGTTCGATATCGCCGAGATAACTCTTAGATATTCCTATAGATTCAGCAAATTCACGTTGTGACATTCTTTTATGTTTTCGAATCCATCTTACTTTTGCACCAATATTCACATTTCCATACTGCATAATCAGGCTCCTGTCCTAGCGTTAAATAGATCCGGATAACGCTCAATGTATTTCTTCGGAATAGGTGCACCTGCTTCAATCATTCGAATAACAGTCTGTCTACCGCTATCCGCCACTTTTCTCTTTCTTATCGGTGTTGTTGCTGCTTTTTTCAGCGACCATTTGAAAGTAAAATGACGATGCCAGAATATATTCTTATTGATGCCATTTTCAACTGCTATATCGCTCCACTTCTTGTATTCATCAGAAGTATTATTAAACCTTTCTTTAGGACTTGTTATCGCTTCTTCAAACGTCATACCTCTTTTGACTACTCGCTCTCTATAAGCGTTGTAACTAACCTTTGAACGGTGTTTGTTATCTATCCAGTATTGTCCCATCGGTGTCGCTTTCATAAGTATCTCCCCTTACTCATATTCAACTGTGTGTGGTATTGTCATACCTGCGTATGTTTCTTCTTTTGTTTCTTTCACGACTTTATAAATAATTGTTTTATCTGAACCATGATCTGTTAATTCGATACGAGCGACATCATCGATGCCGACCTCGTATACGAATAACTCACATTTAATCTTTTTTATTTTCATAAAATCTGAAAGATATCAATTTGTCCTAACTCTTCTTCTCTCATCAAGTTATGGATATTGATAAACTCCTGTAGTTCTTCGCGTGTAACTTCTTTTTGTACATGTTTCAAAATTCCTATTCCAATAAGTTTATAACCATCACGTCCACTTAATGGAATTACTGTAACTGCCCATTCTTTCTTCTAGTCATAAAGTTTGAATCTCTTTAGTAAACTCATAAGTTCACTCCTTGGTCATATAATTCATGGTTTATATTGTGATTGAGTTGATTAACATTAAACTTGTTGTTGGTCTTATCATCTCTATCGATGCACATCTTTATTTTTATGCCACCTTTTTCTCTGGTCATGAGTGTGACATACCCTTTTATACCTTTGGTCGATAGGTACTCCTGGATTGCATATTCTTCTGAATAGAATCCCGCTTCTTTAAAGTGCTGATCAAAATGCTTTGCAACATCTGAATTCAAGTAATAGATTTCTGATTTTGACATTTGAATCACTCCTTTAATACGTTAAATTAGAAGGGCAAATCATCATCCTGGATATCGATTGGGCCTGATGAATTAGCAAATGGATTTTCATGTTGTTGCGAGTATCCGTTATTTGCGTTATTTTGTCCTCTGTTGACGCTTTGGCTATTTTGGTTATTGTTGTTCGTCTGAGTATGATTCGCTTGTTGTACACTGTTATTTTGTTGATTTTGGCTATTCTTTGGTTCTAGGAACTGAACGCTATCACAAATCACTTCTGTAACGTATACACGCTGTCCTTCTTTGTTATCATAGCTACGTGATTGGAGACGACCTTCAACTCCTGCTAATGAACCTTTGTTGAGATAGTTATTTACGTTTTCGGCTTGTTTACGAAATACGATACAGTTGATAAAATCAGCTTGTCGTTCACCTTGCGCATTAGTAAAGTTACGATTGATTGCAAGTGTAAAGGTTGCTACCGAAACTCCTGATGGTGTTACGCGATATTGTGGATCAGCCGTAAGCCTTCCTACAAGCACAACTCGATTAATCATTTTTTGCCTCCTGATATTCTCTTATTTTTTTACTTACCGTCTTGCGATGTAAGTTAAATTCTCTTCCGATTTTTGGGTATGACCATCCTTTTTCCCTTAATTCAATCATCTTTTCGACATCCACATGTTTGTACTGAGGGTGGTTTTCTTTCGTTAAATCCATTTCTTTCCGTCTTTTAGATAATAAACTTCTTGTGGATATGCTTCTTTTCATTCCTATATGATGATGCGCTGTGTGTTCGCCTTGTCTCATTAATTTTAAATTTTCGATACGATTGTCATGTTTTATTTCGTTTATGTGATGGACCACTTCACCTTTTTTTAAGAACCTATTTAATTCGACTTCCATCATTAATCTATGTTCAAATACATAACCATTTATGTCTCCATGTGGATGATTTTTTACGCACAATTGAACATATCCTCTATTTGTAAATTTTCTACCTGTTACATTGAAATACTTATTATCGATTTTCAGTGTATACATTACTTGTTTTCTAAAGTAGGCGGCATATTTTCACTCCTTTGTTAAGCGTCCTACGAGTACTACACGGTTTATCATGCTTTCACCTCATTAACTTCAATAGCTACAATTTTTGATGGGTTGATGTATTTGTTTATATCAAATAACAAACAGGTTACACCTTCTCGCATACCTTTCTTACATGCATCTACTACAGGTTCTACTTCGTCTTCTGGCAAAATACTGTCTACAATCCATCTACCTTCTAATATCACTCTGATTCGTCTCATTTCATTTCCTCCATTACATCATTAATTTGTTTAATCATTGAATCTGCAAAATCGAGAAAGTGTCCTCTGTCTACATCTTCTTCTGAAGCTCTTACATTATGTCTTGCAACAACAACCTGTACTTTTAATTCCTTAACTTTAGTCTTAAGCTGTCGCAGTTTCTGTTGGTCCATATTCCTCAATCCCCTTTCGAGTTTGTAACTCATGGTCTTTTTGCGCTACCAGGACACGCAACTCTAATTCGTTTGATGCCCAGTCAATCATTCGTTGCGCATATCTTTCTGTGCAGTTAAGGCGTCTCATGATTTGTTCTTTAGTCATGCTTGATCACCTCCGTAACATTTTCTAATGCAGAAACCATGCGGCCAGCTATTTTACTTAGCATATGTTCTTTCATTTTCAACTCCTGCATTCTTTCGTTCGATACAACTACGAAGTTTTCATCATGAAGTAGCTTTGCATATTCCTTAATTGCTTGTTCTTTCGATTGTTCTTTTTGTTGATCCTTAATTTGTTCTAACTGCCCAAAATCCCATTTATAGCCTGATTCTTGTTTTTTGCTTTTCTCATCAACTAGCTTGTCGATTGTTCTTTTAAGAATATCTTCAACATACTGCATCGTTCTGTATTTAGGATTTAGAAATGTTGGTGTACCTAAACCAAACTTTTCATCCATTTCAATTTTCATAGGGGATAAATCAATAGCATGTGCACAATCGAATCCAATGACACCATCATTCTCATAAGTGATTCCTCTATGGAAAACATTATCTATAACATCTCTTTCTTCATTATTTTTTGAATTATAGTGCAGGTAGCCGCATAAATGCCCGAATGATTCATGTCTAACAATTTCATATCTGATACCTTTATAAATTTGACTTCTAAAATTACCTTCTTTTTCCACAAGTTCTTTCATTTCATTGAGTTTCATTCGTTTCACTTCTCCTTTTTTATGTTTATTGCATTCTTCTGTCTGCACCATCCAATGTTAAAAACGTTGCACCATTGCATATTCTTGAATAAGCACGTTTCAGCATAAAATCTGATGGCATTTCATTAATGATGTCTAAGTTCGTTGTATAGATTGTATTCAAGCCTTGTCGCTTATTCGTGATCTCATACAACTTCTCACATGCCCAGTCTGTTTGCTTGTTTGCCCCTACATCATCCAGGACTAATAAATCAACTTCACTAACTAATCGCATGATTTTTTCTTCTGTATCATCATTCTTTTTATTGAACGATGCTTTAATGAGTGATAAAAGCTCAACATTATCGATGAATAGTACAGTAAAGTTTTTATTCTTCACTTGTTGAGCAATACAATATGCAAGATAGGATTTACCAGTCCCCGTATCTCCTTGTATTACTATCGTTTGAGTATTAGTTTTACTAAAATCCCTACAATAGTTAGATGCCACTTTATATGCATTTACTATTGCATCACTATATTTATGAGCAGTCTTTTTATTAATATCGCTATTAGAAAAATTAGCCTTTTTCAATTCGGGATTAATTAGCGACTGATTGAAGTAATAGTTAATCTTTCTTTGCTGCATTCGTTTCTTATCTGCTCTCACTAACTCTCTAAGGTGACAGTCACATTTGATTACTAGCTCACGTGTCCCATCATCATTTACTTTATAAGTGTTCTTTGTACCGCATTTATCACATGTTTCCTCTTCAATTTCTGGGATACCTCGATTTGCTACTGCTTTCATAAGTTCACTATTCAGTAATGATTTCAACATCTTCACCGCCTAACATCTGTCTCATGTTTCTTTCGTTACGCTCTTTAAGTCTTGCAATTTCTTCAGGCGAACGTTTTGTCGTCTGCACATTAGGTTTAACTTGATTGTTATCCTTAGTCTGCCTAGCAATTTCATTAGCATCTATTTCAGCTGTTGTCTTAAATCCCTTGTTATGCCAGTTTCTTAATATGCCATTCACATATTTATAGTTTTTAATGCCCGCTTCAATACCTACGTCTAAAGCCTTGCTGACGATAGAGTCTCCTTCATCTCCGAAGTCATCAATCCAAGCAAATAACTTCTGCATGGTAATTGGATCTAGGTAGCCATAACCACCTTGTTCGAAGATATCGAATGACGAAGGACGAGTTGTTTCTCTCTTTGTCTTCTCTTTCTCTAAATCTATCTCTATCTCTTTCTCTATCTCTGTGTAACGGTCAGGTAACTCTGCAGTAACATTGTTACTATTCAATTGTTTTTGTTCTTTCTCTCTTGCTCGTTTCCTTCTCATCATAGCTGCTTTATCTGTCTCACTACCTATCATTGAAGCTATATTAGTAAGTTCGAATTCATCTTGATGTTCTGTATCAAAAGCGATTAAGCCTTTCTTTTGTAAGAACTGCATAGTTACCTGTACATTCTCAACTGATTCATCGATCTCTAAAGCGACTTCTTCAGAAAATTCATCTGTCAAACCGTCAAAGTAAATTTTTCCGTCATTTTTTAAGCTGAGCAATAATAACTTAAGATATATGATTGTGTACGTATCTCCCCCAGCAATCTTTCTCAGCAGTTTAATTTCTTTTTGATTGAAAAAGTCTTCTTTCAATTTCAACCAAAAGTACCTTTTTGTCTTAGCCATAACTTACTCCTTTCTGTTATACTTCTTATAAAAAGAGGTGTTTACAATGAATTGTTTTTTATCAAATAATGATAAAGAAAAAATTGGTATAAATAAGATTCAGCTCCCATATTGGGAATATGAAGTTTATAAATTATCTAGTATTGTTATGTCCACTACACTGGCAATGACTGATTTGAAGCATCAGGATAAGTTTTTAAGTAACTTAGAACTAATCAAAACGCTTAAACTAGCCATTGAAATACAAATTGATATTTATAAACAAAGTTCTAATGCGCACAATCTATTTAAAGTTGATGATTTTCTTAATAAGTTAAAGAGTTTTATTGAATTTTCTAGTCAAAATAAATATGATATCAACTTGGATAAACTCCATGCTTATTATGAAAGGCTTTACGATCATTTTCTTCTACTTCCGGTCCCAAGCTTTGTAACGCACGCTTTATAACCTTTGCTTCTAAAGGATGATAATGTTCTATAACATCCACATCATCTTGAAAACATGTATGAAATGTATCTCTATCATCAACAGGATCTAGATTTTGTCTTATTTTGTTCTTGACCAATATCTCGATAGCGCTATGCAGTATCGTTTCATGTTGGTTCTGTAAATCTAATTGTTTATAGTTATTAATTAGATCGAGTAAAAAGTTCGTAAATTTATGGCATTCGTTTTTAACAACTTTTTTATTCATCTGACTTTTCTCCTTTATTTATGGAGGGTCTTACCCCTCCGTATTTTCATGCTGAACTTCCTCTGTGACTGAATATTCTGTAATATCAATAACTTCACTCATATCTTCTTTAATTTCATCTTTAATAGTTTCATCAGCTTGAACAACTTTATTGAATTCTATTGATTTAGGAGCATATTTTAATACTTCTTTAAGCACTGTTTTTTTCGCCATTGCGTCATAATTAGTTTTCCAAGGTGATTTCCAACCTTTTTGAACTGCTTGACTAAATGCTTTTGAATGTTTATCGATTCTTTCACGAGTCCAATAAACGAAATCAAACCCACCATTTTTAAGATGATAAACGGCATAATATCCAATTGGTTCTCCATCAGGCACTTCAGCTGGTACATGAATTAAATCTTTGTGAAGTCCATATTGATATGAAAATTGATCGTTCGCATATACTTCATGTGAATATATCGATTTATATTGACCGCTTCTAGTAGCTAAATCAATTAGACCTTTGTAAGATAATTGAAACTGTACTTTATTCCCATAAGGAATTAGATATGCTTGACCAAGTCCAGTATTAGGTTCTACACCTAATTGAGATGCTTGCATTAATGCTCCAACAAAACTCATTTGATCACATTCCAACAATTTCGGTGTTGTACTTACAGCAGTCATTGCAATTCGTGCCATCCTATCTGCATCCATGTGTTTTGGTAATGCCCTTTGTATTTCTGGTCCCATTTTTACTAATAAATCGTTTAACTGAGTTTTAGGTGATTTCTTTTTCACTACATTAGTGTTACTTTGTGAGACTTGGTTTTTCAATGATTCGTTAGTTGCCATAATTATTACGCTCCTTTGATTTGTTTGATTTTTAATACTCTAGTTTCTGTTTCTTTGTAATAAGGGTCTAATTGTTCTCCATAAATTTCTCGAATCTTCTTAGTATCCAAAGTCTTTCTTACTTGTGGTTTCCAGGTAACCTGATATCCACTTGTTTTACCTGCTAAGTTGTTGCCTAGTATGTGCTTTATTTTATTTTCATACTGTGTTTTAAGTTCTTTAAGTTCCTTTTCTTCTTGCTTAACTTGTTCTAATGCAGTTAATAATGTTTCAACATCATCACTTAACTGAACTTCGGTTTCATCAATATCTTTATACATATGATTCAAGAAATCTTTAGTTGCATCACTTCCATCTATTTCAGGAATAACGCCTGCAAGAACGTTGTTATACCAGAAGTCCTTTTCAGCATTGATGATAATTTCAATCAATTCATCGTCACGTGGCACTTCCTTCCAAATGAACTGATTACCACCACATAAAACTGCGATATATGCTTTTTCATATCCTGTAACTGCCATGTAGTGCTGAATCTGGCAAAGATACGATGCTGGTATCTCGTCATCCTTCCATTGATCGATATTGTATTGCGAAGTGGTCTTACATTCGAGCAATGCCTTTTCTCCTACTATTACTCTGTCTAAGTTTGCTAACATAAATTCATGTTCAGGATGTCTTAACATTTTGTTGTTTTTTCTGACTTTCTTACCTGTCCTTGTTTCAAATTCTTTAGCTACAACATCTTCAAGGACGTTCCCCCAATATATAAACTCGTTGTCAACTTGTTGCTTTAATTCTGGATTTACCTTCTCGAAGAATAGTTGCGTTTTAGATTTCCACTTATTCACTCCAAGAATAGTTCCAGCATCACTTCCTCCGACACCTGCCTGTCTAGCTTTCAGCCATTCTTCATGAGTCATGTCCTTTGTGTTTAAAACCTCTGCCATGTTATTTCCTCCTTCATTTTTATGTGATATAATGAGTTAGAGTTGTTTTCTGATGCGCGTATCCTTGATATGCGCTTTTTTATGTGTTAAACTCTCGATCACGATAAACATCTTCTTGATGATTTAAGTTCCAATTCAAATTATCTTCATCCTCTTCATCGCTACAATACAGTCTTTCCAAGTACTCAAGCTCTGATAAGTTATCCTGCATTTCCATCACCTCCTACAGTGACTGCTTCTGTAAAATAAGCAACTCCGCAGTCGTTTTCTAAATCCCACTCAACATCGCAATGCGGTCCGTATTCTTTTATCAATTTGTAGTACTCATCAAGCGTGAAAAATGCTCTTCCAACTTTAACGAACTCTACTTGCCTACAGTAAGGTAGCTTCATGCAGTTTCCTCGCTTTCAAATTCAATTACAGGAATGATATCTCTGCGTTTCAAGAACTCGTAAAGGAATAAACGACCTTTCTGCGTCCATTTCGTATGCATTCTCACCGAAACACTGCCGTCTTTATGCGTAATCTCAGTTGTTTCTGAATGCGTGTAGCCTTTCGCATGATGATTTGAGTAAAGTAACCATTGACCTGACTGTTTATACTGAATTTTGAAACGTTGCAGCAACTTATTCATTTCTTGTGCTGACATACCATAGTCTTTTGCGATCTGGCCAATAGTAACCAAACTCTTACTCTTAAGAATCGTGTCTACATAGTTCGCTTTCGGTTTTAATTCGCCAATCTGTTGTTTCTGCATCGTGTTCTCTAGTTGAAGTTTCTCGTTCTCTTCTACTTGTTCAACTAACTGCAATAATGCTTCTTTGTATGTTCCAGGCAATCTGTTTTGTAATGTTTTCTCCATTTCATTGAATCTATTGATATATGCCATTTTGAAGTCATTGTGACCCTGAATGTTGAACATATATAAGATGAAACCGTCTTTTGTTAATAAATACTCTTTTAATGTTCTACCTGTTACATCTTTGTATTTAGATTCAAATATCACTGAACCCACATTTGGGTCGAGTAAAATTTTCTCTAAATCTCTAATTACATGTGAATGTCTTCTATTTAACTCATCAGCAACGATCCTACTGCTAACTACTGGGCCTAGCTCTGAATTATTCTCGATCTTGATTAGTGTATTCATTTGCTTCATCCTTTCTGATTGTTTAATTAATGAATGTTCCTGGAATTCCTGAATAATAATTCAAATAAAAATATCCTTAGTTACTAGCTCTCTGTTATAATTTGTAACTTTTTACTGTATAATTTTCTTAATCCGATTAAGAAAGGTGGTGAAAATATGCCAAATCAACACGTTACAAGAAATCCTGATGGTACATGGAATGTCATAGGTGAAGGCAACTCAAAATCTACTAAGATACACGACACTCAAGCCGAAGCTAAAAAGCATGCGATTGAAATTGCTAAAAATCAAGGCACTGAAGCTATAATTCATGGTCGTGATAACAAAATTAGAGAACGCAACTCGTATGGTGATGATCCATATCCACCAAAAGGTTAATTAGGTTTTAATGAAACTGCTAAGTTTTCATCAATGAAATCAATCGGCATGTCAGATTCAGTAAAATGAATTAATGTTTGACCATCTTTATCTAATATTTTCATTTCAGAATATTTCTCAGATAAGATGGTATTATTTCTAACTCTCTTAATCTCTTCCGCCAAGATGACGATTAAGAGGGCTATTTTTAATGCTTGTAATTTTCTCATCTATCTCACCTCCTTTAAATCTTTGTATTTTTTATGATGTAAAGCTAAAAACTTTATCTCCCTTTTTTGTATAAGTTATTTCAAACTTATATTTCTTTTGGTTATAGTTGTATTCTTCTACGATATATGCCATTACATCAGAATAGTTTTTCAACATTTTAATTTCTGCATTTCGAGTTCTACATATAGATGCCAATCTGTTTACGTCAACATTTCCAAGTTCCCATAGTTTAAAAATCGCAAATTTTAAAGTTCTTCCTGGAATACCATCGAATTTTCTGTCGTAAATTCTCAAAAACTTATCCGCAGTTTCTTTTCTCTTTTTATCTAACTTAAAATGACCTTCTTTAATCCTTGGGTATTCCATATAAGTCCCTTGTAATAAATAAGCCAGTTCTCTAAATCCCAAGTTGCTATGCGAGTAATAATCTAGCAAAACTTTGTAATCATCATTTTTTACCGAAATTGACTGTACATGATCTTTTATCGTCCAATGTTTTTGTCCAGAACCATTCATTAAGCCTAGTTGCTTTCTGCCTTGATATTTACCGATGAAATATTTTATTGGCATATTTAAATGCATCCAAGCAGCATATCTATGTTGACCATCGATAATAATTCCGGCTTCGTTAACAAGAATTGGTGGAAGTTCATAACCTTCTTTGATACTTCTGACTAGGCGCTTAACATGTGAATCATTAATATCTAGCGTTCTATTTTCTATAAAGAAATCAAATAGTTGATAATTATTTGTTTCATAGATTTGCTCATAAACTTTTTCTTCCCTTAAGTTGCCACTTCGATTTTCAGACAAATCATTTTTAAAACCTTCGCCATTTAAGTATTTATCAACTGCATCGTTATAGGCTTGAGCTGCTTCCTTTTCGGAATTATATAAACCTAAATATTTAAATTTTTTGTTTATTCTTATTTGCGCTTCAAACTTCCCTTCCCCTCTACGAATAACCCCTTTGTACATACTCTTTGAACCTTCTCTACTTGATCGATAATAATTATGGTTTAACTTTGCCATTTGTATCTCTCCTTTATTAATTGTGAATGTTAATCTTTTTTATATTCCTTTGCTTAAATCCTTATAAGTTGCAATTAGCAAGAACATCAAAAGTTGAATGATGATCGTCAACCCTAATCTTGGTCCTGGTTGCATTTGAAACCCTAGCGCTACGAATAACACCACTAAGCATGCAAAAAATGTACAAAGTAGATAAAGTGATGCATAAGATAACTTTGCTATATACTTCATATCACTTCTTCCTCCCCCTATTAATCCATTCGATTAAGTTTGCTGTGCTGTAACGTGACGATATTCCTTCAATATGAACGAACTGAAAATCATCTCGTTTTCTTATTTCGTTGAATACTGCAGCGCTACAACCTATAAGATCCATAGCTTCTTCTCTAGAAACTGTTGGATGATATTTCTTTGTTAATTTCTCCTCAAGCTGTTCTGCGATTGCATCTGTTAAATTATTAATAACTTCTGGTGCAAACATGGAATCATTCCCTTCAGATTCTGCGTTCCATTTTGTAACGCTGATTTCTTGTTTTAGATAATTCTTGTGGATTCAATTCATAATCTATAATGATTTTGTCGATTAGCGACTGTGCTTCAAAAATCACATCTTGCGTTTCACTAGCGATACGCCATACATTCTCAATGTCTTCTTGAGTGCAATATTCAGGACGTTTATCAATACGATAGAGATTGAGAACGTCAATTACTTCTCGTATTTCATTAAGCATCCTCTCTTTTATACATATACGATGGTCATCAAATACAACTTCTGATGGTGCAGGTGTCGTGTATCCATTCGAGAATTCGTATGACATTTCTTTGATTAGGATTGGATCATCACTTCTTTCGTAACTTGTCATTAATATTTCAGATGAGATATTGCGACGTCCCTTCTCGATATTGCAGATATTTGGTTTAGTAGTAAGTAACATGTCTGCAACTTGTGATTGAGTTCTACGAGTTCTTTGTCTATGTCTCTGTATACTTGTTTTCATAATTGTTTTCTCCTTGAATATTTTTAGGTCTTTAATGTTTACGTACTTTTGGTCTATACTTTAGTTACGGTGTTGGTCACACCGTACAATTACATTTGGTCGTGTAATTGATGGTTTATACCAGGTGAGTTTGGTCGCTTGCCTGGTTATCATTTTGTTTTAAATCGTACATTTCGAGTACTTTGTCATCAAAAAAAATAGTCCAATTTACATTAAAATATTTAGCTAACGCTAAAGCAGCTGGAATAGTAATGTTTCTGTGACCTATCTCGTAACTCGAAATAGTTGTAGTTGCAAGTCCTACAGCATCTGCTAACTGTTCTTGAGTAATATTGTGCTTTTTACGCAAAGATTTTAACGTGTTCATCTTCTCACCTCCAAGTAATACGTATTGCGTACTTACATACTATTACTAAACGCGTACTTTGTCAATAAAAAATACTCATTTTGTACTATTTTCTGTTTTTTTATGGTCAATGTACGCATATTGCGTATAATTGAAGTATAGGTGGTGTTATAAATGTTTGCTCAGAATATAAAAAAATTAAGAAAGCAGTATGGTTATACACAAACTCAAATGGCAGAAAAACTAGGAGTAGCAAAAACAACATACGCTTCTTATGAGCAAGATAGAAGAACTCCTGATGCTAATATTCAAAAGAAAATTGCAGATATATTCGAAACTTCTTTAGATGCATTACATGGTAGAGAAAAGTTAAACAATGTAAAAGTTGAATCTTTGTTTTTCAACCATATCGAAGGTTTAAATGAACTACCGAAAGAAGAACAAGATAGAATTATTCAGAATCTGCTAGAACAAGGAGCCTTCTTAGTAGAGCGATCTAAGAGAAATAAGAAATTATAATTAAATATAAGGGGATGGTTAAATGGAAAAGTTTACATCTAATTTAGAGTTGTTATCTAATCGTGTTGAAAAGTTAAAAGACAGTGTTAATACAGAAGAAGCAACAAAGACTGCATTAGTTTTACCTTTTTTTCAAGCGCTAGGATATGATGTGTTTAATCCGTTAGAATTCACTCCAGAATTTATTGCAGATGTCGGTATAAAAAAAGGGGAAAAAGTAGATTATGCAATTATAGATAACGAACTACCTGTGATACTAATAGAGTGTAAATCTATAAATGAAAAATTAACAAATCATGATTCTCAGTTATTCAGATACTTCGGAACGAGCACTTCTAAGTTTGGAATACTAACAAATGGTATTGAATACAGATTTTTTACTGACTTAGAAGAGCCAAATAAAATGGATTCAAAACCTTTCCTTATTTTTAATATTTTACAATTGAAAGAAAATCATATAAAAGAGCTTTTTAAGTTTACTAAAGAAAATTTCGATGTTGAAAATATTTCAAGTTCTGCGTATGAGCTTAAATATGTGAACTTGATTCGAAATTATTTAAATGAACAGCTAGAAAATCCCAATGAAGAATTCGTAAAACATATCCTTAATCATGTATATGAAGGTGTAAAAACAAAAGCCGTAATTGATAGATTTAATCCAACAGTAAAGCATACATTTAATTTAATGTTAAAAGATAAAGTTACTGATAAGTTAAATGCTGCCCTAAATAATACTGGAGCAAACCCCAAAATTAACATATCAGATAATCTTCCTGAAGAAGAAATCGTTTCTTCGATCAAAAAATCTGAACCCGAAATTATCACAACCCCAGAAGAGTTAGAAACTTATGCGATAATTAAGGTGATTCTAAATGATGTCATTCCTGCAGACAGAGTTTATTACAGAGACAATCAAAGTTATTTTAATATTTTGATAGATAATAACATAAGGAAATGGATTGCCAGAGCCTATCTAGGTAAAAATAGTAAAGTCGTACTAAACAATGAAGAAAAAACAACTATAAGTATCGATAAGCCATTCGATTTACTTAACCATAAAGACATAATTCTATCTTGCGTTGAAAAATATAAATAATGGGAGATTAAAATGAAAAAAATCTTATCAAGTGGATTAGCTATCAGTATTCTTTTAGCAGGATGCGGAGAAGAAAGCAGTCAAGAAAATAAAACAACAAGCAAACCTAAAGAAGAAAAATACATAAGTGATGAGAAAATTAAAAAAGAGTTCCAAAAAACAATCGATGTATATTCGAAAGAACTAATGAATATTAAACAATCATCAGAGTCGGGTAATGTACAAGGTATTCTAGCAACTTTTGAAACAAGTGGTAATAAAGTAGAATCTGCAGCTCAAGATTTCAAAAAGTTCTTGGATAATAACAAAGAACCTGTCAAATATGAAAAACCATCTGAAAGCATGGTTAAATTTGGTCAAGTATTAGGTAAGTTTATAAGTTCCACTTCTGAAGTCATCAAAAAGGTTAATGACGGGAAAATGTCCGAAGAAGAAGGAGATAAAAAATTCGAAGAGCTAAACAATGACATGGAAACTCAACTTAAAGATATAGATGATGTCGAATTAAAAGCTTTTATGGACAAAGAAGGAATAAAATATGATTCTCTAGAATTACTAGCTGAAGATGACAATGCTATGGAAGAAAGTACTGATGATAATGAAAATGATGAAGATACTTATTCGTTAAATCCGTTAGATGATTTCAAATCAAAGAAAAAAACTAATGTTAATAAAGTAATCCAGGCTGGTCCTGCTGAATTAACTATCAACAATTTAGAATTAGGAGAAATTAAGGTTACACCAGATAATGAGTATAATTTTAGTAGTACTAAAGCTGGAGAAAATGCACAAATTGTAATTCTTGATGTCACATTAAAGAATACTGGCAATACACCTGCAGACTATTATGCAGATCAAGCAGAACTTATGACAAGTTCAGGCGAGCAAGTAGAACCAAGTTTTTTAACTGATTCAAATTTGGTTGTTGAAATGAAAGGTCCAGTTAAATCTACTGGTAAAATTGTATATGAACTAAAAGATACTAAAGTTGATGATCTTTCTTCTATTTCGTATATAGCAAAGCCTTATTTCGATGATGAAACCGGAGAGAATTTATCAGAAGAACAAATTATTGAGTTACCAATTAAATAATTTACACTAGCTGACCACTAGTATCCTACTGGTCGGCTATTTTTAAAACGATAAATAGAACATACGTTCTTATTTTTAATAAAAATCAAACATACATTCTAGAATTGGGGGAGATAACATGAGAATTGAAGAACTTGTGAATGATATTACAGCGTATATTATCGAGAGGGTTGAGGATTTAAGTATTGAAGCTCTCGCTCATATTTATAATCTTCATATCGCATATAATCACGAAATGAGCTGCTATATGAAGTTGGACGGATGTGATGTTATATTCATTAAATTCGGAACACCGCAAGATATGTGGTTCAGATTTGCTCATGAACTTGGCCATTATTTTATGCACGTAGGAGTTTCGAAACAAATGCATCCATCGTATAACTACATGCAGGAAACGGAAGCAGATAAATTCGCACTACTCTTCATGATGCCAGAACGATTAATCGTTGAATATAACTTATTTACAGTTGAATCAATCATGGATTATTTTAAAGTATCACAGGAACATGCGACGAAACGTGTAGAGTTATTAATCAACAGATCTAAGACACATAAATTAATTGGATTAGAAAGGATGTAGACGATGCATATCCAACAACTAGAAGATGGTAAGTATAAAGTTACCTTAGAAGCTCCACGCGACCCCGTAACAGGAAAAAGACAACAGATAACAAGACGTCATAAAAGTAAACGTGAAGCCATCAAAAGAGCTGAAGCAGAATATGATAAACGGATGGCGATGCTCGGGCAATATGGTGCATTAAATAATGGCAGCCCTTCATTTAGACAGGTCGCCGAAAAATTCATGGAAGAATATAAGAAGAAAGAGAAAATAAGTACCTATACATCGAGAAAACAAAACCTGGTTAAACTCTATGATTTTTTCGATTATATCGAAATAAGGAAGATAAATCATAAGATGTGTCAGAATGTCATCGATGAGATGATGTTAGGAGAGAAAAGGATATATTCTAAGGCGTACACACAGAGCGTTAAAGGAACGTTAAATCTTATCATGGATTATGCGGTGAAGAATGGAATAATCAGCGTAAACCCTGCTCTAAACTGCAAATACCCTAAACCACTTGTAACTGTGGAAGAATTGGAAAGTACAGAGTTCTTTGAAGAGTCAATCTCTAAAGAAGACACACGTGCTATATTCGAGGAATTTAAGTCAGATCGATATAAATATAAGGATTCCTACGAATTCTTTCTGACAATGTATTATACAGGTATGCGACCAGGTGAAGTCATGGCTTTGAAGATAAAGGACATAGATTTTGAAATGAATGAAATACGTGTGACAAAGACACTTTTCAATCCTGATGATAAAAAGCGTGGTCACAAACTGATACCACCTAAAAATAACAATAGTCGCATTGTTTCATTTTCTGATACGCTTGCTGTAGAATTAAAGAATATAATAACAAAACGTAAACAGACTAAAGAAGTTTTCGGTGAACAATATATTGATGAAGATTTTTTATTCTGCGACCATTTCGGCGATCCATACAAATCAGGATTAGTGTATAAACGATTCAGAGTTGCTTGTAAGGCTGTAGGAATTGAAGATAAGAAGTTTCGTCCTCACACATTCAGACATACCCATACTACTAATTTAATCGAAGCTGGAGTATCTCCAAAAGATATTCAGGAGCGATTAGGTCATAAAAGTATTAATACGACATTGGGCATATATGCACATGTCACTAAAAAGTCGCGTGCCCAGGTCGTTAAAAAATTTGATGACCACATGGAAAAAGCGTTAAAACTAGATAAAGAAGAAATAGAAAATTGA